GGTCATTTAAATGTTTTGATGAGGTTGATAAAACAGCTTGGTTATACTTTTTGTTCGCCGGTATAAAATCTGATTTTGTGGACTTTTTCCACACTTTTGTAGTGTTGTCAACAGGTATCTACACTTCTAAAAATGGATATGTAAATATGTATATGCTTGATTTTTAATGAAGTATTGAGAAACGCAGATTTATGGCACGTTTCTTGTTTTATTGCTATCGGTAAAAATGAATAAAAAACAAAGTAATTATGAAAAAGGTATTAGTAACATTGGTATTAGTAATGACTTTAGGCGTGTCTGTTTCTTTTGCTCAAGCGGCTCCGGTAGAGGTTCCGGTAGTGGAAAAGCCTCAACAATCTAAGAAATTGGTTTTTTCAGAAATCTATATGAATGATTTGCCGGAAGCTGTGATGGACAGGCTTGCACTGGAAGGTGCTATGATAAAGCAGGCTTTTATGACCTATGGCATTGATGGAAGCCGTATTTATAAAATTAATGTGTTAACAAGTGATGCTCATGAACAGACATTGTTCTTAGGTGAAGATGGTAAAATTTTGAAATAGTTAGTATATTTATAATAGTGCTTTTACATGAATTCCCGGCTTGTGATAAGTCGGGAATTTTTTTAGTTAAATTGTTTCTTGACGATATTCGAAAAATAATTAAGAAATCTCTTGTACATAATAATTGTAGATTTTATCTTTGCCACTCGAATTTAAAAAAGATGATACCATGGAAACTTATGATATATATTTTAAAGAAGGTACTGATTTTGCTAATAAAGGATTTTCATTGAAGGATAAGGCTAAGGCTATTAGAATGGCTGAAGATATGTTGGCTGAACGCAAAGGATACGTGAAGGATTTTGTTGGAGGAACTATTTCCGTAATGTGTAAAGAAACGAAAGAGGAAGTTTGGTCCAAGCCGATAGAGGAGGTTTAAGACAACTTTTACACCTCTTTTTGCCTAGTCAATCACAGAGTTGTCAAATACAACCCTTGATTATATTTATGGTGAGTTCGTTATTGGCGGACATAAATATTTCTTTCTCTTCTAGGAATTTCCGGTATATTTCTCCCTTCATGCTTTTTGCCGGGCTGATATGGATAATGTCAGGTTTCATCCGATTGAGCGATGATTCTTTTTTATAAGATGCTTCAGTATAATTTTTCTTTCCATTCTGTACATTTTTGACATATAGTTGTTATTCATTAGCTGAATACATCGTAAACTCACCAATGAAGTCTTCTGTATAAACAGAGGTTAGTTACATAAATTTATAGTGATTTTTTGTCTATAATATATTTGCCATTGAAGTCTTGTTAGATTCCTTTGGTTCTTCTCTGTTTCCGGTGCTTGAGTAGCAGATCCATTGAATGTTTTTCCCTTTGTCCTTTGTGTAATATGGAAAACATAAAAGGAAAAAGAATTTATGTTGTTTGAACAATTAAGTTAGAACGTGTGTTTATATAACTATTGTGATTATTGTTGTGCCGATGGTGTACAGGCATTGATACAACAATGATTTTTCATAAAAACTTTAAATTTATAAATTTAGGTAGCCCTGACTTGTGATAAGTCGGGGCTATTTGCTTATTATGTGCTATTAAACTTGGTCAACTATTGGTTAACAATTTTACGCAACAGTAACTCTTTGATGCAAAAGTGATAAATAAAATTTTTTGTTCACATGAAAAAAACTTTCTCAAAAGCTTTGTAGTATTGATTTTCTATGTATCTTTGCATCGTTATTATTTCGCGGGGTATTAGCTCATCTGGCTAGAGCGTTAGACTGGCAGTCTAAAGGTGGCGAGTTCGAGTCTCGCATGCTCCACATTATATTCTGATTTTAAGCTATTTATAAAAATAAGGGACTAAAACAGGGACTTATATCTTATTAAACAAACTCATTGCTGTTTCTTTTGCTTTGTCAGCAATTTCAATATATGGCTTCATTGCAGCGTAGTCTGAATGCCCAGTCCATTTCATTACAATATTAGGTGCGATGCCAAGCATAAGCGCATTGCATATAAATGTGCGTCTTCCTATATGACTGGATAGAAGTTCATACTTCGGTAATATTTCTTCGATCCTTTCATTGCCTTTATAGTATGTAATGGTGGTAGGAGCGTCAATATTACATAGTTTCCCTAGAGTTTTTAAATAGTCATTCATCTTCTGGTTTGATATTCTCGGGAACACGTATCCTTTTGTTCTTATGTATCTTGTCAGAACCTCTTTTGAATATTTATTTAATTCTATACGCAAAGGATCATTTGTTTTTATGGTTGTTACTTCGATGTGATTATCAAATACATAAGACCATTTTAAATTCTGCATGTCAGAGAAACGTAATGATGTGAAGCAGCAGAATAAGAGCATGTCTTTTATCTTTGCCAAGTATCCCATTTCTTCGGGTATAGATGTGTCCTTTATTGCCATAAGCTCGTCCCAAGTAAGATATATTACCTTTCGGGGAATGGTCTTTAGTTTGGGTTTGTATGTCTCATAGGCAAGCTCTTTGTTGTATCCCATTTTGGTAGCCCAACGGAGAAACCATTTAAATATATTAATATCTTTCTTTATTGTTGTATTCTTTAGTGACGGATTTCCTGTGTCATCGGTTATGCTAAGCATATAATCAGTCAGTTTGTTTAGTCCATCTTCTGTAAGGTCTGAAAATTCAAGATTCGGGGCGAAGTTCTGAATATGTTTTTTTACAGTGCGATGTTTTCTGTAGGTAGAATCGGTCCAACTCTTCTCCTTTCTTTCTTTGATGATAAATTCGTCATAATACTCATATAGGCTTTTCCCTTTTTCTTCTATTTTACCCAACTTTAAATTAAACGCATTTCTGAATTCCTCCGCGGTAGGGGAAGTCCCATTTTGCTCAAATGTGTAAAAGACCTCATCGGCCAGTTCCTCATAATGCGATATCTGCCTGTTAATTATTGCTGCTGATACTTTCTTCTTTCCATGGTAGGTGTTTGATTTGCATCTTTGTGCTTCGGATATCCATTTTGATACTTCTACCCGGTATCCTACATTGAATGCTACGGTGTTACCTTCCCATTTAATTCTGTACCTGAGTTTAGCGTCTGTTTTGTCTTTTTCTTTATCTAAAAGGAAAAGGCAGTTTCTTTTGATAATCATAGTGTTATGTTGTTATATGTTTGTTTATTCAGATTAATTATTTTAGAAGTGTCATTTTGTTCCGTCTCTATCTTATTGCATACTATAAGATCTAGCTTAATTCCGGAAACAAGCTTTTCCAGCCTATCATGTTGTTCATTCATCTTATGGACAACTTTCTCTAGTTTGCGTATTATATCATTGCTTATAATTAAGGTTTTAATGTCCTTAAAAAACATGATAAGATGTTTATTTGTTTAGCTTACATTTTGTTTTTCTAACTGAACTTTCAAATTTGCGTTTTCATCTTTAAGCATTTCGACAACATTTAGCAAATCATCCATACGTGTTTGGTATGTTTCTATTACTTTGATAAGGACTTCAATAGTCTTTTTACTATCTATTTGTTCTCCCTGTAAATCTATGTTAATATTTTTTGTTTCAATTTGATGTGATGCGGATGTTTTATTCGTTTTCGATTCTAAATAGGGTGATGTGGGTTGAGACTTAAGCATGTCTCCCTCTCCTGTAAGAAGCCAGATAGGATCGTACTCAGGGTATCTATTTACTATTTTACTAGCAATGGATGCTGATATCTTCTTTGTTTTTTCGCTTTGCAGGTCATATATTTGAGTAGGATGCACTCCTATTTCTTTGGCAAAAGAACCTGCTTTTATACTTTTATATTCTAAAAGTTGGTTAATAATATCTTTCGCTTTCATAATTGTATAGTAATTACTATCTTTGTGTTGTAACACTGCAACTGTTACTTACAAATGTTTAAACTTGCCTGGTATGGCGTTTAATATATCAAAAGAGGATTCGCGTTGGTTGCAGTAACGTGGGTTCTCTTTTTAAATTTTATATTTATGGATAAAATGACATTAGAAGAACGTTTGGCAAAGTCAGATATCCAAAGTTCGTTTTCACATCATTCTGTTATTTTTCAATTAAAAATCATTGCCGACATGTTAGCGGATGGTCGCTTATGCTTGGCTAATGACGGCCGCAACAAGGGGCATCCTTTCAAGCAAGCGGATTGTACCTTGTGGGGTGCTTATATTCTTCGTGCCGCATCAATCCTTGAATTATTGACCAAAGAGGAGTGATATACTTTTAATGGCATCTATCGCGCCTCCAATATTTGAAACGCCATTGAATAATTCATTACATTTTGATATGAATTCTTCAATGGCATTCTTTTCATCTTGATTGGCTTTTTCATGCAAGCTTTCCAATTTCATTTGAAGAATTTCCATTTCTTTATGGAACCCTCCAAGTTCTTTTGCTCTGTGTATGCCATATAAAAGCTCATGCATATTACTATATCCATTTGTCTTTATAAACTCTTTATTGTTTAAATCTTTTATAACAGTTTCATATTGTTTTTCGCTAATGGTTAAACCTTGTATATCGTTATAACCAAGTTCTACATAATTACCTCCATTGGCTTTTCCCAATAAAGCATTAATAATTTTATCAACCTCTATAGATGTAATATACATTGGATATTGCTTATCCTTGCTTGAAATATTTATAAAATCATTTCTCATATTACCTCCTTTTTATTGTGTTAATCTTATCTTTCTTATATTCAACTTCTTACGATTTTATTATTTAGAATAGTGACTAAATAACAGTTTTTTATATAGTTTTTACTATAATATATTTGCTTATAATAGTAATTACTATGTCTTTGCAATGTGAAAACGAATTAATACAGTTTTAAATCGCAACGATAACAATTAATAAAACAAATATATGAATAAAAAAGAAAGAACCAAAGAAATCCCACGGGTAATCGTTCCGCAAGGTGCACAAAAACGCATCGCATCTCATTTCGGGGTTAGCGGTGAAACAGTACGCAAGGCATTAAAGTACATTATTAACACTGAACTCGCAGTAAGAATAAGGGAAGAGGCGATAAAGAATTATGCTGGCGCAGAATCCATTATAAAAATAAGAGTATAACAATTTAAAACAAACTGTCATGATACCCATAAAAGATGAAACCAGATTGATAGACCTCACAATAGGCGAACTTAAGAGCGTGTTAAGTAATATAATCCGTGATACGATGTCGGGATGTGATGTCAAGGACAAGGAACAGGATTACGTGTACGGGCTTAAGGGTATATGCCAGTTGTTCGGTTGCTCTAAAAATACTGCAGCAAAGTTAAAGGATGGAATATTGAAAAAAGCGGTATATCAGGATGGTCGTAGAATCTTGACTGATCCGGTGATGGCAAGGAAGCTATTCAACAACTATTATTCAAAGAAGAATTAATAAAATGAGCAAAGCAACCGATTTTATAAATAATAAATGCTACCAGCTTGGCAATCCGATAGAGCCGTTGATTTTTAAAGCTGACGCATTGGAGGCTGTTAATATCGCATCCAAGGAAATAGAGGAACGAGCTGTGAAAGTGTACCGACAGTTATGTCCTTGTTATCAAAATGGGAAATGCAAGCATTATCCCCACAACCAAAAACAAGGTAGCCAAATATGTGATATCGAATGTGATCGTATAAGTCATCTAAAGAAACAACTGGCTTGTATCTCAACAGATAAATAAATTTCTTCCCTCCCGTAAGATTCGTGGTAACAACCGGTTTAAGCCGTTGAGGGGAGCTGCTTAAAGTTCTTTCACATCATTGTAAATGCTTATATGGTGTAACTCATAAGCCGTATGATGCAGACAAACGGACTGATTATAGGAGTCAATACCAGCAGGGATGCCGTGACGTATTGAGGGTCTATAATAATAATTGATTGAACATACTTTCGGTGCACCGATTTGTCCTTAGTGCATTAAGTAAACTTGGTTGGGCACAAGTACCGCCGAAAGGTCTAATATATCCCCTCCCGTAAGATTCGTGGTAACAACCGGTTTAAGCCGTTGAGGGGAACAATATAAAAATTTGTATTATGAAAACAGCTAATTTTATCCTGTCTATATTTGCCACCCTATGTTCCTTAGGAATGATTTATGGTGCGATAGTTACGGAAAGTCCTATAAAATCCGTATCGGTGATTATATTTTCTATTATCTCATTATTGTGTGTGAGATTGGTGGCAATGACATATAAGGAGTTAAAGGAATATGAATGATTTTTTCATCTAGTTTTTTGTGTTTATAATGTTAGTTACATAATTTGTCCGTGCCGGTGTGTGAATATAGGTACGGAATTTCACCGTCCATGGCTGGTACTGTCTAAGGAAATAAGCATAAATAATTATCTGTTCTAATTTCTACTTTCATTTAACGGATAGTACGGCGGTCCGATTCCGCTGACGGTGGCTGTAGGTTATCATAATAAAGTCGTTTAGGTTTTGCTCCTGTAGTCTGTGAAGATAACAGGAGCTTTTTAATAGGAAACAAGTTAAATTATGGATATAAATATAATAAAGGAGAAAGCCAGAGAGTATGCAAATGGTATACATGGGATTACGCACAAAAGAACAGCATCGGTGGATTTTGAGAAAGGTGCTCAATTTGTTTTGGAATCCATGAAATGGAGGAATGCAGAAAAAGATCCTCCACCATTGGACACAAGAGTGCTTGTGAAGAGTTCCGGGAAATTTGTGAATACCGGGATGTTGGTATTCGATAGTGAGCATAAGAAGAACATTTGGATATGTGGAAATACTAACCGGGCATGGGACATTGATTTTTGGAAACCATTGCCACAATAATATAAATATCATGGAAAAGAAATATCAAATAACAAGTTACCAGCTTGTGTATGCCAGTGGTGGCAGGGATACAGTAAAATTGTTCATGCCTGTTATGGTGGATGATTTGGAGAAATACCGTAACAGTATCCGTGCGACACATGACTGCATTGGTGTAAATCTTACTTATACCGAACTGCCATGAATCCATATATAGTTCAAGGCGTAACGCTTGTGTTTTATGACGGAGAACGTGAGGAACTGTCTGTCTTGGATAGTAAGATTACTGACAGACCTCCCAAACTTCTTAAAGAGCAAATTCTTGACGGATTTTCCAAGATGGAGAATCCTCCGGTTAAAGTTGAACTTAAAATAAAATGGTTATGAAGAAAGGTGATAAAGTACGTGAGATAGGTGATACGCTGACAGGTACGATTGTTTATATCGCTAACGGGTATGCTGATGTCAAATATCCTAATATGAAGGGTGTATGCTCGTTGCCGGTCCAATTTCTTGAAAAGGTATGAGAACTGTAAGACAGATAAGCGATGAACTGGATAAACTATATTCAGAGCTTGATATAGTCCAGTCAATGAGTGAGGAATCGGTAAGGCTCACCTTCAACGCTGACTGTAAAGGTAAATATATATCCTTGCTTAATGAAGAAATCGATTCTCTTGAAAACGAGCTTGAAGAATCGGAAAGATATCATGGCAGGAAGCGGAACTTTGTAAGGACTGCGGACCTGCCTTTTTTGTGTTGGTAAATAATAATTTTATATGAGTGAACAGTTAATATACAGTAAGATAGCCAATATCCTCAAAGAAACAAAGGCTATCACCAAATCGGAGAAGAACCAGCAACAGGGGTTCAAATTTCGTGGTATTGACAATGTTATGAACGAACTTCATGAATTATTCTCAAAAAATGAGGTATTCATACTACAGGAAGTGCAGAGCTTCACAACAGAGAACAGGATAACGAAATCCGGCGGTACGAACACATTCACAAGAGCTACGATAAAGTTCAAGTACATGACCACTGACGGATCGTATGTTGAAACGGTAAATGTAGGAGAAGCTCAGGACAGTTCCGATAAGGGTTTTAATAAATGTATGAGCATAGCGTTGAAATATTCTCTACTTCAAATGTTTCTGATTCCTACAGAAGAGCAAAAGGACCCTGACAGCACGACACCTGAGGAAACGGATTTCCTTGCGATGGCATTGCAAGAAGTAAGATCAAGCCTGTCAATCGAGACATTACAGGTAGTATGGGGAAATTATAAGGAATTACAGAGTGACAAACGTTTTGTTGAAGCGGTGACAAGAAGGAAAGGAGAACTGAAATGAAACTAATCAAATCACAAGTCGTTTTCAATCCCGATGAACATACTTATATGCTAGGAGATAAGGAACTAAGTGGTATTACTTCCGTGATAAGCAGACAGCTTTTCCCCGATAAATACCGTGATGTTCCCGAATACGTGTTAAGGAAAGCGGCTGAAAGAGGTACTATGATCCATAGTATCTGCGAACTTGTCGATGATATGGGGATAACTCATGACAGCGATGAAGCACAAGGATACAAGGAGCTGAAAGACGATTGGGGATTGAGGTACGAATGTTCCGAATATCTTGTATCTGACAATGAGGACTATGCAAGCTGTATCGACAAGGTTTATCGCGAAAATGAAACTGATTTTACTTTGGGAGATATAAAGACCACCTACGTACTTGACAAGGAATCTGTAAGATGGCAGTTGAGTATATATGCATACCTTTTTGAGTTGCAGAATCCGGGATGCAATGCGGTAAGGCTTATAGGTATATGGTTGAGAGGCAAAAACCATGAGATAGTAGAAGTCGAGAGAATACCATCAGAAGTTGTAATGAATCTGTTGAAATGTGATTCGGAAGGCAGACAGTTTGTGAATCCCTATTCCATATCCCCTGTTACTCTTCCTGACGAGTACCGAAAGATGGAGAGGACAATACAGGAAATTGTGTCACAGGCAAAATACTGGTCTGATAAAAAGAAAGAAATAACTGATGGCGTTATGATGGCTATGGTAGAAGCCGGTGAATATAGTTGGAAAGGTGATATCATATCATTTACTCGCAAAAAGGACACTATCAGAAAGGATTTCGACAAGAAGGCGTTTGAGAAAGATTATCCTGATTTGTATAAGAAATATTTAAAAGAGATTCCAGTAGTTGGAAGTGTAACATTAAAAACAATATAATTATGGCAATTTTAAGTGGTTCTATCTGTCTCTCTGATATACCTCGTGAGCAGATGAAGAAAATTAAGTGTAAAGACGGAGTTGAAAGAATCTATGTGAATGTGGCTGTTATCGAGCGCAAAGAGAAATCCCAGTTCGGACATACGCATTTCATCACTTGTTCTCCTAAAAAGGAAGAACGGGTAGAAGGAAGGAACTATATCTGCGGAGACCTCAAAGAGTTTGTACCTCAGAATACATCACCTAGCCCAGAGGATATAAATAATGCGCCAAGCGTGTCGGATGATGATCTGCCATTTTAGCCTATGAAATACGATGGTTCCAATCCTCTCCACGTCCAGCAGGCAAGAGCGAAGCTGGAGAAGTTGATAAAGGAACAGAAGGTGTTTGAATTGACGGAAAAGAAACCGCAAAGATCTTTAAATCAGAACAAATACCTTCATGTCTGCCTTGCTTATTTCGGTTGCCAGGTCGGCGAGACGATGGAATATGTAAAGCGGAACTACTACAAGATTCTCTGCAACAAAGACACTTTCGTCCGTGAGAGAGAAGACAAGTTTCTTGGGAGAATAAAATACTTAAGAAGTTCGTCTGACCTTGATAGTACAGAGTTTAGCCTAACTATTGAGCGGTTTCGGAATTTTTCGAGTGCCCAATGTGGTATATATATCCCATCTCCAGACGAAGAACGTTTGATTCAGTTGATGGAGATAGAGGTTGAACAAAGTAAGTTTCATATTTAAATGAAACTTACTTTGACAAAACAAGAAGTGCTTCTCATCCAGTTACTTCTTCATATTTATAAAAACGAGTTGCCCGATGACGGAACAGAGAAGCATGGACGTTTTGTCGGGAAGCTGTACAAGAAAATCAAAAGACAAGTTATTAATCAATTAAAGCAATAAAATTATGGAAAGCAACATATCACGAGATCATATTGCGCTTGAAGCGATGAAGTGTATGATGATGACAGCAAAACGCAGAAGAACTTTATGGAATAGGGTTGTAACATTGTTTTTCCCGTCCAAAGAAGCTAGTGTTACAAACTACTACTATGAAGGACAGGCTAAATCAGCTTATCAGATAGCTGATGCGATGATTAAGGAACGTAATAAGACAGAGGAGGAATGATTTATGTCAAAAAAAGGAAACAACTTTAACAAGAAAGTTCAGATGCATCTTGCTTGTTCTGGATATAGCCCTACCAGACCTGAAATGTGTTGTATCTATTTCAGAAACGGATTTGCATACGCAAGTGACGGACATATTTTGGCAAAAAACAGAATTTCCGAAATATCGGGATTGGAGGATCATGAGATAACCGCACTTGACGGAAAATTTCTTCACGCTGACTTCTACAAAGATATGTTGAAATACGATAATATTATGATTGCCGAAGATGGCATAGAATGCAGCAAGGATAATGATAAAGTATTTTTTTACTTTTCCACATTTGATAAATACCCTGATGCGGAAAAAGTCTTGCAGGAGGCCTTGAATACGCAGACTACTCCACTTCCACAAGTAAGGTTTGACATGAAGATTATACAACGGTTGAATAAATCTCTTTTTGAAAGCGACAAGTGCGTTGCTACATTTAAGGGTACTAATAAAGTTATTGTTTTTGATAGTATGATGGAGGGTGTAAGCAGTGTCGGATTGCTTATGCCGTGTTATAGTGAAGATACGGAGGAGTAATATGGAAGAGTTTATTTCAGACTGGTTCATCCCGATGGACTTCGGTAATGATATGCCGGACGAAGATCCAGACGGTGAAGATAATTTCAATTTTGATTAAGTAATGGTCAGTCAGTATGGTGGAACAATGAGATACACTAAAGTGAAGCTCTTATAGATAGGTTGGCAAGTCAATATGTTACGGTTAGCTGTAAAAAGAAATTCAAACCACTGAGCTAATAACAGGTAATGCTGAATGTCACCGCAACGTGAAAAAGCAAAACTACTTGGTGAAAGTCCAAGAAAAACTCCTATCATGCAGGTGCAAGTCCTGCTGCTGACACATAAATGTGAGCCACACATCAATGGCATGGGTTAATAAATAATGGTTGTGCCCCGGAGAATACGCTTCGGGTCTTTTAATTAGGAAAATTATGAAGACATACGCAGATACTTTTAAAGATAAAATAATAGGTCTGTCAAAAGAAGAATTGCAAAATCTAAGAGATTCTATATTTGATAAAATAGAGGTTTATAGAGAAAGACTTGCTATAGTAAGCAACGATAAAAAAGTTCATGATTTAACCGTCTCTATTCGTCGGAAGAAGATAGAAATAAGAGAGATAAATAAATTGTTGAAACAATGCCATACTACATAAAGAAATAAAACTATGACATACGAAGAGATGAAATCCAAGGCTTGTGTGGCAAGCAGCCGTAGTAAGCCCAAAAATGAAGAGCATAAAATACAATGTTCTTGTGTTAGATATTTCCGTTTAAAATATCCCCATCTCAGAAATATGCTGTTTGCTGTTCCTAATGCGGCAAGACGTTCTGCAAGAAACGGTGCTTATATGAAAGATGAAGGTATGCTTCCCGGAGTTGCAGATTTGATACTTCTTAAAAGTAACCGCTTCTATGGAGCTTTGTGTGTGGAAATGAAAAAGCCTGGAGAATACCAAAGGCCGGTACAAAAAGAATGGCAAAAGGAATGTGAGGCGAATGGTAACAAGTACGTTGTTGTCCGATCATTGGACGAGTTTATTAAAGTGGTGGATAATTATTTGAAAGATATTTGAATTTTATTTTGGTGTTTTGAATTTGAGTTGTATCTTTGCGGTGAAAAGTTCGCCAAACTTTGATTTTATATAGCATATCGAAAGTGGATATTTTTATATCTACTTGACAGCTTTTATCGCAAAGATATAGCCGTTAGTTTTCCCTACGGACTGCTTTCGTTATGCGAATTTAGTCGGAGTTTGGCGACTTTGGGAGGCTAACGGCTTTCCTTTTATACATAACTCAAATTTCATCGTATGCCAAACTCCATGAAATTAGAGCAGAAGCGAAGTACAGTAACTTCTACATCTACGTTATCGGCTAACGTAAAAGCCATTTTCATGTTATTAATGCTAGTACTCACTATCATTAACCCTATCTTGTTTATAATTCCCTTTTTATTGTGCTTTATCTCAGTGAAGAAAGGAGGTCTTCTATGAAACAGTACGACTTCACTTCATTCAATGAGATGCTAAACAATTTTATTACCCCTGAGGAATTAGCAAAGAATATCGTGCAATTACTCTTTAACTACGCTTCCATTGTTGACGAAGAATCATTTGGGCAGTTTAAAGATGATGTAGGCACGCTGTACATCATACACGAGGAAATAACCAAAATAAGATAAAAATATAATTAACCAAGTGTTGGTAGCCTTATACAAGGCTGCCACACCTCTTATATCATAAATCATGAAAACAATAGGAGAAATAATGAATGAAATAGAACATATACCTAAATGCCCTAAAAGTGGGGAAGTCAATTTGCTTTATTTAATTGGAATAATGAAAAGTGGTCATGGGAAGAAATAGAAAATTAGGACTTGATTATTTCTCTATGGACGTGGATTTCTTTCAGGATATACGCATTAGAAAACTAATCAAGTATCAAGGCGGTAAAGCTGTAACTGTATATGCTCTCCTGCTATGTATTATCTACAAACAAGGGTACTACGTGAGGTGGGATGATGAGTTGCCCTTTATTATCTCGGAACAAACCGGGTTTGAAGAGGCGTATATACAGGAAGTCTTTAAATGCTGCCTGATAGTCGGGTTGTTTTCTAAAAAACTGTATGATTCTGACAAAGTAATTACATCGAAGGGGATTCAGGAAAGATGGATTAAATTGACAGATTATGTTGGTAATGATTTCCTAACATCCAAGCTAAATTTATTGGGTAATGATATAAAAATTCCGAAATATAAGTTAGATCATGAAGGAAAGAGGTTATTTAATATCAACGTAAAAGAGTGGAAGAGAATTTCAAAAGCTGTATTTAAAAGAGATAATTATACATGCCAATATTGTGGAAAGGTTGGTGGTAAATTAGAAGTTGACCATATATTCCCTTTTTCTAAAGGTGGAAGTGATAGTTTGGAGAATCTAACTACTTCCTGCCAAAAATGCAATAGACAAAAGCGTGATAAATCTGTTGATGATTTTTTAAAATGGAGGGATAATCATGGCAAGACCTAATAAAATGGGATTGGATTATTTCCCTTTTGATATAGATTTCTTTGAAGATGAAAAGATTGTTGCCATATCTGGGGAATTTGGGATTAAAGGAGAAATTGTTGCAATCAAGCTGCTTTGTGCGATATACAAAAATGGATATTTCATACTGTGGAATGATTTGATGAAATTCAAACTCCTTAAAAATCTGCCCGGAGTGTCTTCTGAGTTACTCGACAGCATAATGAACCGTTTAGTCTTATGGGGCTTTTTTGACAAAGACCTGTTTGATTCGATGGGAGTTCTTACCAGTGCGGGAATCCAGAAGCGATATTTCAAAATATCTAAAAGGCGTAAATCTGTGGATGATTTTAGATACTTATTAGTCGAAATTAGCGGTTGCGAAAACAAGGAAGTTTTTTCTTCCGACGATGGAGATGTATCGAGCGATACAGTTAATGTTTACAATAATGGGGTTAATGTATGCAATAACCCTCTTACTGCCGACATTAATGTATGCAAAAACACCACAAAGAAAAGAAAAGGAAATAATAAAGAAAACTCTATAAATAGAGTAAAAGAAAAAATGGGTTCTGATTTTGGAAGTTGTGATATACCCCTCAGTGAATTGCAACATGAGCTGTCAGCAGATAGCGGATGGGAAGAAGCAATAAGGCTTCATTTGTACCGTAACGGGATAAAGGTTTTCGACCATGATATGTTTCTTCTATGGCTTGACAAGTTCGTGATAAGCCTAAAAGCCGGAGGAACTATCTCGAAAGACAGGAAAGGCTTTATGGAGCATTTCAGAAACTGGATATTGACTGAGATAAAAAGAGGGGCTACAAATTTGTTTCAGGATACGAATGATGCTTTGCTGAAATCTTCCGAATGCAACAAGACATATCACAAATTCCTGTCGTATATCAAGAAACAAGCACCGTATTGTTTTTCTAATATGCGATTGCCTACGGAAGAAGAGTTTTTGTTTTTACGGGACAAATATGGGAACGATATGTTTAAAAGCGCATTATGCACAATTGAAGGCAGAGTAGACATCCGTTCCAAATGGGATGTTTTGTATAACGCTGTTTTAAAACAATTTGAGTTTATGAAAGATGAAAGATGAAATAATACCGAGTGGAATGCGTATATTACCAAGAGATGAAGAATGTGAGAAACGTGTTCTTGGGACCATTCTAAGCGAGAGAGATACCATTTACGAAGTGAGGGATATCCTTACTGAAAATTGTTTCTATAACGATTTTCACAAGCAGATATACAGGACTGTATTGGAGATAACAGATTCCGGAGGAAGGGCCGATGCTGTCAGTGTGAAATCAAAACTGGAGTTCTCCTATCCGGACTTTAGTTTATATGAGCTGGTAAAGATTTCAGGAATGTACACATTCGATCTGTATCAATATGCGTGCAGACTTCATGATCTGATGATACGAAGACGTTTTTTTGATATTGGGAGTTATCTTGACAGTAACGCTTTTAATGAGAAGGAAGATATTGCCGATGTCGTGCAAAAAGTGTCAGACCAGCTTGCTAATCTGTTCTCATCCAATTGTAATTCTATCAGCACAGTCAAGGAAAGCATAGAATCCGTGTATGAAACGATAAACCGCAACATGTCGGGAAAAACAGAATTGACAGGTACACCGACCGGATTTGACAAGATAGACGGGAAAACAGGCGGGCTTCAAAAATCAGACCTGATAATAATTGCGGGTGAAACAAGCCAAGGAAAAACTAGCCTTGCTGTAAGCATGATGAAAAACGCTGCAATAGCAGGTGCTAAGATAGCCATGTATTCAATGGAGATGAAGAAGGAACAGATTACGTCTAGAATCATTTCAATGATAAGTGGTATTCCTTCAAATGTTATACTTTACTCACCGCTTTCCGGTATGCAGTTGGAAAATGTAGACCGAGCTGTGGATACTGTATCAAAAATGCAAATCTATTTCGATGACAGGAGCACGTCCAATATCGACACGATAATATCCTCAATCCGTCAAATGAAATTAAAAAATGGGATAGACGGGGCTGTGGTTGATTATTTACAGATTTTGAATGTTAACATGAAGGGAAGCAACAAAGAACAGCAGATGGGAGAGGTTGCAAGAAGGCTGAAGAATCTGGCAAAGGATTTGGATATATGGATTATTGCATTGTCACAGATGAATAGGGATAATCTTAACCCTGTACCTACATTGGCAAGGTTAAGGGATAGTGGACAGATAGCGGAAGCAGCAGATATAGTCATGCTGATTTATCGCCCCGAGGTAAAAGGGAAACGTTATCCTGATGAGTTTTCAGACGTGGACACAAAAGGAACTGCCATGATTGATATAGCTAAAGGCAGGAATATAGGGCTATTGAAGTTTATCTGTGGTTTCAATGCCGCATCTACTCACTTTTACGACTTGAACATTATTCCCATATCAAGTAATAGCACTGAAGAGGATAACAATCCATTTTAAATATGGCAAAGAAAGTCAAACCGGAAATTGTATATGTCAAATGCCGGAACTGCAAGAATGCTTCGGACTTCGGGGACAATTCTGCGTATTGCAGGGCCAAAGGGCATAGAGTGTGCGCCTGTGACAGATATGGGCAAATTTGTAACAGTTTTCAAAAGAAAGAATCATAACGAAAAAAGGAGAAATTTATGAATACCGAGATGCAGACAAAGATACGTGAATGGGAAGCGGAACGCGACAGGAACCTACGCATCCACTGTCCTCTTGTAGCCGCCAAATTCCAAAGATGGATTGACAGGGCGAAGAAAGAAAACGATAGACAGCATTTCCAGCCCCGTGACAAGATTTTCAACAAGAAAGCCTGTAGTTGATACTTTCATGCAGGAAAATTCATTATACGGCTTTAAAATAGGTTGTATCAAATAAAATAATTGATAAAAAATACACGATCATGCAAGGAACAGACAAACTGAATACGATAACCAACATCGTATTTGTCCTCACGGACGTTTTAGAAACCAACCTTCTTGAAATGCAGCAGAAATACAAGAAGGAAGGCTTTGAACTCAGACACGATTCAAAAAGAAACTTCAACACAGCCATAGCCGCGATAAAGAGATTGAAAAGTGATGTGAATCATTGCAGTGAATCCACTCAGGAAAACTTCGGCAATGATTCTGACATGGTGAATGCTATGTTACTCACACTGATTGACAGGTGCGGTGATGATGACAACCTCGCTTATAAGATGTACGAATACATTAAATCTTTCCCGTCCAAACTGAATTTGGACCTGGATTTGGATAATGCGTTCAGTCATTTGTTTAGAAAATCATGAAAACTGCTGACGGTTATCCTGTGGTATGTTACGGCGCAAAAGGGAAATACAGTATACATCGCATCTGCCGCCGTTGTGCCATATATCGTAAATACGATTCGATTCCCGAAAAGCCATGCTACAGGCTTCATGGAATACATCTGTTGGGCAGAAGAAAATGCCCGATCTTTGAATAAAAAATAATCAAAATATCAAAATAACAACAAATAAACAATATCATGGAACAGAAATTAAAGACTTATAAAGCGTTTGACAAAGATTTATCTTGTAGAGGGTTTAAGTATGAGGTAGGTAAGGAGTATGAAGAAACAGGCGACATAAAGGCATGTGAGAAAGGTTTTCATGCATGTCCTTACCCTCTGGATGTTTTTGGTTACTATGCGCCAGCCGGGTCAAGGTTTTGTGAGGTTGAACAGAGCGGTAAAATAGACGGTTCAGAAAGTGACAAGGTTTGTTCTTCAAAAATTAGAATAGGCGCTGAGCTTGATATAAGGGGGCTTGTGAAAGCAGCTGTATCTTTTGTCAAGGAACGGTGTACTAACGAGTGTAATGCGAATCCGGGAAAACCTGCCACGGCTGGGGATTATGGTGCTGCCACGGCTGGTGATAGAGGTGCTGCCACGGCTGGGGATTATGGTGCTGCCACGGCTGGTGATAGTGGTGCTGCCACGGCTGGTGATAGAGGTGCTGCCACGGCTGGGGATTATGGTGCTGCCACGGCAAGAGGAAAGGCTTCAACCGGATCAAATGGTTTGTCAGTGGCAAGAGGTAACAATGTTCAGGTAAAAGGCGGAATAGGTGCAATTTTGGTCATAGCCGAAGAAAAGGAGGATACACATGATATTGTCGATTGGAAGGCTGTATTGGTCGATGGAGAGATTGTAAAGGCCGATACATGGTATAGACTAGAAAACGGTGAGTTAGTGGAAGTTGATTAACAGTTGACTGATAGAGCAATTAGAATTTAATTGATAATAATTATCATTTACCTGACATCAGGGAAATGGTTAAAAACGGAACAGAAAATGAATATATCTAAGTTACTGAAAGCTGCGGATGATGCCTACATAAATTATAGGTATAGATGTGAAGATATCGCAAAGGAAGCACAAAAGTACATTGGTTGGGATGATAAAGTCAGTTGTGAGCATCTGCCAGCAGATGGTTTATGCATCTTGGCAACCGTTCCCGACGATTGTAATACGAGTGGAATGCCCGAATGTGTTTGCCCAGCAGATTCATTCTTTTCTTCTGTGAAAGAAAAAGGAAAGATTACTCCATACGAATTTAAAGAGATTAGTATTTAACCAATAACCAGAGAAGAAATGAGTGAATTATATATACCGCCTGAGCGATTTGAGAGAGACTTTATCACCGGACGATTTTTAAAAGGTTGTGTTTCTCGCAACAAGGGTCGTAAAATGGTTTATCATTCAAAACGTTCCAAGTCCAGAAGTATAAAAAATCTGTCTAAAGGACGTGGGGCTTGGCATAAGACTGGTGCAGGCATGAATAAAAAGAGCGTTGTTTTGATAAAGGATGAGAAATTATGTGGAGTATTCCCTTCGATACAAATGGCTGGTAAGATGATTGGCGTGGCTCCTTCTTTGATCAGTGCTATATGTCGGAAAGTGAGAGGCAAACATACGGCTAATGGATACAGATGTTTTTTCGAAGATAGCAATGATTGGTGTAATTTAATTAAACAAGATTATGAATAATGACAGGCAGAAGATATTAACTGATTATATTTCCTACTTATACACAACAGGCAGGACTTATGATACTGTCGGGAAATATATCAAATATGTAACGGATTTTCTTGAACGTACTGAAGATGTCAATCGTCGTGGCTATCTGGTTTATAAGCGTGAAAATGCAGATGTCATGGTGCGTCATTCCATAATGTGTTCAGCTATATGCGATCTATTGTCTTTCCTTAACATCGGATATGGAAGGAGGGATAAGACGGTAAAGCCACTGGAAAAACTTGACGTCATATCCGAGAAGAGCAAAAAGCTATTGAATGACTTTATAGTATGGTTGACGGATAATAATGACTACTCCCCTCATACAGTTAATTTATATTATACTTCAATGAAAAAGTATTTCGAGTATACCAATGAGGTAAACATGGATAATTGCAGGAGGTTTATAAAAAGTCTTGAAGAAGAAAAATTATCTCCCGCTACCATCCGTTTGCGGATTACAGCAATAGAAAGATTTTCCAAATGGCTGAAGAAGCCTATAGAGCTTAAGCGGCCTAAGATGAAGCGCAAGCTCGATGTGAACAATGTCCCGACAGAAGAGGAATACAACCGCTTGTTGGATTTCCTGAAAACGAAATCCAACAAGGACTATTACTTCTTTATTAAGGTTTTGGGTACAACGGGTGCCCGTCTGTCGGAATTCCAACAGTTTACGTGGGAAGACATCATATCCGGGGAAGTAGTATTAAAAGGAAAGGGTAACAAGTACAGACGTTTTTTCTTCCAAAAAACAATTCAGCAGGAAGCGAAGGTTTACGCTAAAGAATATGGTAAAACCGGGATTTTTGCGGTAGGGAGATTCGGCCCGATCACACAGCGTGGCTTTTCCCAGCACTTGAAAGCATGGGGAAAACATTGCGGCATTGATCCAAGGAAAATGCACGCGCACGCCTTCCGGCATTTCTTTGCTAAAATGTTCCTGAAAAAAAACAAAGATGTTATTCAACTGGCTGACCTTTTAGGTCATGGGAGTGTAGACACAACAAGAATTTATTTACAGAAAAGTTATGACGAACAAAAAAAAGATTTTAATCGAAACGTTACATGGTAGTGTAGCGCAGCTCAATGAACTGTCATCCATGACCGAAGGGATAGACATCTATGACGAGACCGGGTGTGTTGACACTGATTTTTTGATAGAAGCGATATCTTGCGTCAGTGCCTTCATGGACGCAAGCAACATAGTTGTTCAAAAAATATCTTCACTGTTAGCGCCTGACGCTCCGGTTGGGGAAAAGAAGAAACAGGCTGACGAAGGCAAAAAATGGAATGTGGAAGAAATACTGAAACATTGTTCTCTTGAGAACAATATCCTCAAACTTCCTCAAGTTCAATTCAACAAAAAATCCTATGCTGAAGCAAAGAAGTGGATAGAAGAAGCCGGAGGCTCATGGCAAGGTGGGAAGATACAGGGTTTCACATTCCCGTTTAATCCGGAACGTGTGTTTTCCATACTGAAAGAGGGTAAACGGTGCAACCTACAGCAGGATTACCAGTTTTTTGAAACTCCGGCCGATGTTGCTGACTGGCTGGTTATGCTTGCCGGAGGGATACATGAGGATGATACGGTACTGGAGCCGAGTGCCGGGCGTGGCGCGCTTATAAAAGCAATCCACCGGGCTTGTCCTTCTGTAATGGTTGAATGTTATGAACTGATGCCGGAAAACAGAGAATATCTTCACACTCTTAACAACGTAATATTGCTTGATGAAGACTTTACCAAAGACAGTGTAGGTAGTTATACTAAGATAATTGCAAATCCTCCATTCGCAAACAATCAGGATATAGAGCATGTCAAACTTATGTATGATCGCTTGGAAGAAGGCGGCACGCTTGCAGCAATAACCAGCCAACACTGGAGATTAGCTTCGGAAAAGAGATGTATTGATTTCCGCAACTGGCTGAAAGAAGTACATGGAGAAGTGTTTGAAATCAGCGCAGGCGAGTTTAAAGAGAGTGGCACATCTATTAGTACAATGGCGGTAGTTATAAAAAAATAATTCAAAACAGATTAGAAGGAGGTAATTATGGGATCATTTATAGCCCAACAGCCAAACGGCTTATATTGTAGGTTTAGTACAATTGTTGATACAGTCACGCACTACAATATGACAAAAGATGATTACATAGAAGTATGCAAAGACCGATTAGGAAAGAAACGTGGAGAAGAAGAGGCTAATGATATTTTAAAAAACGATCTGCACCCTTTTAACGATGTTCTTGAGCGATTCATCCCTAATAATGATTCGATTGAAGAGTTTAATATCCGCTTGAAAGAGATGGGATATATGGATGAGCTTAAGTTTAATGGATAATCCTCAAAACAAATCAAATATGAATAATATATTTACCATTTGCTATTCAGAAGAAGAAGCTAACGAAATTGGACATTTCATAATGAGAAAAGGCTATGAAGGTGTTCAAAATGATAGTTACAGATATTGTCGTGATGTGATTAGGTGGGCTTTCAAACAAGCTAATAGACATCATTCATGTTTCATATATGTTGGCGTTATAGGTTGTCAAATGATTGTATCCAATAACAAAAGGAAACTTCGCAGAAATAGACTAAAATACGTTGAGAAGAAACGAATGTTTTACAATTTATTAAGCAGATATTCAAAATGAATGAAGTAAATTTTAATAGTTTATTATTCGGACAGCAAGGATGGATTTGCCCCAAGTGTGGGAGGGTATATTCCCCTTTTACCCAAATGTGTTTATATTGTGGACCTAATAGTACAAATACTATTTCTAATCTTGGCAACCACAATACACATATAAGTGAAGAAGAATTAAAAGAAAATCGTGAAATTAAACAAAATGAAAAAGATAATTTGTAAGATATATATTTATAAGGTGATGCCACCTTATAAAAATTGGTACAGTATCATGACCGATGATGGACTTATTCGTAGTAATATTATAATAGTTGGGAAAAGGCAATTATTAAAAGTTGCTTTTGCGCTAATTGTTATGGCTATTTTTAATAAAAGAATGACCATAAACAAATTCAAAACAAAGGAGGAAAAGAAATGAAACAGGCATTATCAATCGAGCAGATAAAGCATTTGAAGGAGCTTGGGCTGAATACAAGCGATGGGAGCATGGCTTTCGAGTGGAATGAATCAGATTCAGACAACATGGTTGTAACCTCTATGGATGCTGATACGAATTACGACTATTATCATGGAACTTACACCTTGCAGGATATTATCAATAAATTACCTTGTTTTATTGGCAATCAAGTGCTTACCATCCAGAAACTTGTAGATAGCTATACATGCTTGTATATGGAACCTTATACTAGGTCTATGATAAATATTACAGAAAGTAAAGAGCCTATTGATGCAGCCTATGATATGCTGTGTTGGTGCATTGAAAACGGATATGTTAAAATCGGAAAGGAGGAAAAGTAAATGGATATAGTACCTATTGTAACAAAAGATGATCTTTCTAAAGAACAGATAGAGTATCTACAAAAACAACAAACAGAATATAAATTGATTAAAAAAGTTAAGAGGAATCCAGGGCATATATTATTCTCTTTTAACGTTAAGACAGGGGAGATAAAGAGAGCTTCTATTATACATAATGTTTCTATTGGTATGAATGGGCTTCCTATAACTAGGGCTGAAACGGTCATAGAACCTAATTGCTACTATGAACAAGCCTTAAATGAAAAGAATTTTAGAAAGAAATTGAAGAAATCAGGATTATTAAAAAACGAATAATTATGGGATTTACAACACCGTGCTTTATACGTAAAGACACACAGGAACTTCGGAAAAAACTGGAGGAATTAGGGTATAAACCATCAATAGTGATATTTGACAATAAGAAGTTATGTTTAGCAACAGCAGCAAATAAGGAGTATGCCAAGTACACCAATATTACGAATGAGATGTTTGATTCAAAAGATCCGCATATAACTTGGAATTGTGCTGGTAGGATTGATTGTGGAACCAATGAAGAGCTTTTCCTTGCTTTAGCAGCATTGAGGGATGATACAGATAAGTTTCAGTGGTTTATTTCACCCGAAGGAATTTGGGCTTATAATAAAAACAATGACAGTATATCAGTATCTCCTAAATGGCGCAAGGCCACCGTATACGAACTGATTGAACATTTTAAAACAAAGGAGGAATGATGAAAGCAAAGTATTTTAAAAAGATAAGAAGCCAAGTTAAGTGGTATAAGGTATCATACAGAGATGATTTGTTTTCTGATTTTATAGATGAAAAAGAGGTATTGGCTAAATCTCCTGAAAATGCTTGTATCAGATACCATAAACGTACTGGATGTTTTGTTAACAAATATAATCCCAATAATATTACACAACATAGTGAAGTTTTTTCAAGGTTCAAAGTATGTATAGGTAAGAAAGTAATGTATTTCGATTAAATATGAAAGCAAGAATAAAAAGAAAAATTCAAAAAAGACCATTCCTATATAATGTAGGACAAGTTTTTAAGGCTTGTGATTGGATTACTAGTATTCAACGTGGAAATATGGTTTGGCGTAGGTATCGTTCATTTGGTACTATTATTAAATCAGAATATTAAATATGAAAGCAAGAGTAAAATCAACAGGGGTTTTGGTAGATGTAATTCCGAAAACAAATACCAATGCGTTACATAGTGGAGATAACATATATGTATGTGATAATATGGTATTCAGAGAGTGTGAACTTGACTTTTTAAATCTTGGAAATTCAGCTATTGACTGGGAACAGCGTAGATACGAATTGGCAAAAGACATTATTAAAGTTGTTATAGCAAACGATAATGGTATTAATTCTGAGGCAGTAGCTAAATATTCGCTTAATTGCGCTGATGCCCTAATTAAAAGACTAAAGGAGGAGAATCATGGATAGTGTACAGACACAAACCTTTTCCATTAGAGGGGATGGAGGTGGCGAGGTATATATTGACTTTTGCGACGGTCAATTATGTGTTTCAGTTGTCATAGAAGGGAAACAGGCAGATTTTCACTTTGATCCTGTTACGTTAAAGATGTTTGCCCATGCTTATAAATTACATTGTGAAGAATGTAATAAGTAACAAAAGAAAGGAGAATAACCATGACTGAAGAACTTGTAACATTAGAAACTGCTAAACTGCTTAAAGAGAAAGGGTTCAATGAAAGAAAATATCTCATAGATGTTTCCACTTTGAATCATTGTTATAAATACCTATCTGTTCCTCCGCAATCCGTCGCCCAAAAGTGGTTACGTGAAACCAAAAATATTCATATATGTGTATATAACTGTGCTTGTGGCTATGGATACGAAATATCTAAAGCTGATAATGGAACTCATATAACTAGTTCTGTTTATGAAGGACCTAATGATGGTGGTAAATGGGATGTCTACGAAGACGCACTGGAAGCCGGATTACAGGAAGCATTAAAACTTATATGATTATGGGAATAGCAGAATTAATATTTAAATTCATCCTTGCCTCATTAAATGTTTATTTACTTTAATTTTGGTAAGCAAGTGGCATATACGCATGGAGAATAAGCTGGATGAGATAGAAAGATATGTCCGTCATGTGTCAGACCGTAACGATATTGTTTACATTAACCAACTCTCGGAACTACAAAGACTGTTGATAAAAGAAGAACGGTATGAGGAAGCTGACAAGATTGGAAAAATAATTAAGGATGAAGAAATTAAATTAGGACTAAGGGAATGAAGAATATTAACTTGAACGAACTACGCGACCGTGCTTATAAGACCGCTTGCGAGCACGGTTTCCATGATAAGGAGCTGAGTAATGAACATCTTCTTTGTCTTGTCATTTCCGAGCTTATGGAAGCTGTGGAAGCGGATAGAAAAGGGAAACATGCCGACAGGGAATCTTTCAAATCTTCTTATGAGGATGAAGAACCGCACGATGATGTCAATTTCAAGTATTGTTTTGAAAAATATATCAAAGATACGATTTCAGACGAACTAAGCGATGCAGTTATACGCCTGCTTGACCTTGCAGGACTTCGAGGGATAAGCCTTGAACTTGCCAACGGAGATATTGATGACTGTATTGAAGATCTGGCAGAAGCCTGTAAAGACGAAACTTTTACCGAATCAATCTATTCCATCTCTACACTTCCTGTTAGATATGACGGAATATTTGATTTTTCTATTACTGTGAATGATATGATACTGTCAATTTTTGGACTTGCCAAACATCTTGACATAGATTTGCTTTGGCATATCGAGCAAAAACAAAAATATAACGAATTAAGACCTATGTTGAACGGAAAAAGATATTGATTATGAAACGTGAAATAAAATTCAGAGGAAAAGAATTTGAAACAAGACAGTGGATAGAAGGATCTTTGACAACATATCCAAGATACTACCCAACTATTACACTCGTTGAAGATGCTGAACCTATTCCAAAAAAGACAACTTGTGTAGTTCTTCCTGAAACAGTAGGACAGTTCACCGGATTATGTGACAAGAACGGCAAAGAGATTTACGAGGGGGATATAGTCAAAACAAAAGAATATGGGATTGATATTCCTAATGGAGTTTTTTGTTCCAATGTTGCTGGTTACGACAATTTTTCAGTAGATTATATTGATGGTGGGTTTCGTTTGTTAAATAATCAACGTGGATTTTTATTGTGCAAAGGTAATCATCTTGAAGTGATAGGTAACATATATGATAATCCGGAATTATTGAAAGAAAATAAGCGATGAAAACAATTTTATTTATATCTATATGTATTATCGCCCTATTATGGGTTGGCGATCTCACAATTACATTTAAGCCGTTTTCCATCTCGTTGCCTGGTTGGCATAAGGCTTTAGGTATCCTTCTATTTTTTCTGTCAATGACGGTATATAATATAGGGGAATATACTAGAGGCTATAAACAAGGTTTCGATGATGGGATAAAGGAATGTATTGAAATACTTAAAAAGAAATGAATTTAGGGTACTTTTAGGGTACATGAATTAAATGGTATGTTTTTTGTTTTATTCATATTTTCCGTAACTTTGAATTGTAATGATCCCGTGTAAAGGAGCGCGGTACGTTCTTCGGACGAAAAGACTTTTATGAAAAAGAAACTTGTAATAAATAGAGAAAAATTTTGCCACTATTATATAGAAACGGGTAACGCATCAGAGGCGTATCGGAAAGCTTATCCATGCAGTGTGAATTGGAAGGACGGAACTGTGCGCAAACGTGCGTTTGACCTTCTCAAAGATTCAGATGTGGCCTCCCGGTTGAATGAGCTTCAGGTTGAGGCTTGCGAGAGGTTTGATATGAAGAAGGATGATGTGCTTCGCTTTCTTGCAAGCGTGGTGAATGTTGATCCGATAGATCTGCTGTCCTCTGGTAAAGATACATATATGGTAAAGTCTGTTGAGGATATTCCGAAATCCGTCCGTCTATGCATACAGTCAATTAAGAACACTCAATATGGAGTGGAGATACGGCTATACAGCAAAATAGCCGCCATTACACAGATAAGCAAGATGCTTGGATGGGATGCTCCAGTAAAAAGTGATGTCAGTACCAATGTGCGCATGATAATTGGGGACGAGTGATGATAGAGATGGTATTCTCACATAAGTTGTTCAATCCTCTGTTTTGGCATATCCGTAAGGCTATGCATGACAAGAATATCAGGTACATTATAAACAGAGGTGGTTCTTCATCGGGAAAATCTGTATCAACGACACAATCGGTGCTATTGTCTGTGTTTTCTTGCGAAGGTTCGGCTCTTGTTGTAAGAAAAGTGGGAGCTAGTCTGAGGAATACAGTGTATGAAGAGTTTAAGACCCAACTAAAGGCTCTTCAACTGAGTCAGTTCTTTGTGCCTAAGGAAAATAATATAACTTGTGTAAATGGTTGTAAAATTGACTTTACAGGGCTTGATGATCCTGAAAAAATAAAGTCTATCACTGGATATCGTTGGATAGTGATGGAAGAAGCAACCGAGTTCGAATATGAAGATTTTACTCAGATACGTTTCCGTCTTAGAGGTAAGGAAGGGTTGCAGATAATATGCAATTTTAATCCTGTATCTGAGGATTCATGGATTAAAACGAAAATTCTTGATACTTATGAATGGGACGATCTTCCAAATGAACTATATGGCGAAGTGAAAAATCCTCTTACTAAAAGTTCTTTGCCAAAGGCATACAGCACAATATTAGGGAAACGGGGTTGCAAACCTAGAATGATCGCCAATGAACGTACAGGAAAGCTGGAAAAGTACCCATCGGATACAATAGAACTGCATTCGTCTTATAAAAATAATTTTTGGGTGGTTGGTTCTCCGGACGGTAAATATGGATATTATGACAGGCAGACAATATCCAATTATCAATGGTACAAGGAACATGATTACAACTATTACCGGGTATATGCGCTGGGTGAATGGGGTAGTATTAAGACGGGGGGTGAGTTTCTATATGCTTTCGATTCTAATAGGCATATTAAAACAACACGATATATCAAGGGACTTCCTGTGCATATTTCTATTGATAACAATGTTCTTCCCTATATTTCGATTTGTTTTTATCAAGTGGACGGAAGTCATATAAGGCAGTTTAATGAGATATGTGCCGGTGATCCCTTTAACACAGTAACGCATGCATCTCGGATGGCTGTTGATTATCTGCGGTCAATCAGATACAATGATATGCTGTATTTATATGGTGACGCTTCAACAAGGAATGGGAATACTATAGATGATGAAAAGAGGTCATTCCTTGACAAGTTCGTAGAAGGGCTGGAAGGTACTTACCATGTCGAAGAAAGGATACCATATTCTAATCCGTCCGTGCCCATGTCTGGTGAGTTTGTCAATTACATGCTTGATGGTGGTTCCGGAATGTGTTTTTCAGTAGATGACGGATGTAAGAATTCAGTTGTTGATTATAATAATGCCAAGAAGGATGTTAACGGTGGAATGTTGAAGACGAGAGTTAAGGATAAGGTTACGGGGCAGTCTTATGAGAAGTACGGGCACATTTGCGACTGCTTACGTTATATTACCGTATGGGTGTTTAAGGATGAATATACTCGTTTCTCCTTAAAAAGAAAACGAAGTAAAATTAAGCAGGAAAATAAAGATATGAGATATTATGATATATCTAAAAATATTCAGGGGACAAGACTTGTATATGTTCTTCCCGAATATGCCGGAAAGTTTATTATGGTTTCATGTTATGTAAATGAGCGAATATATATCGATAATGTGACATATATAAGTTCATTTGATGAAAATGTTCTTCTGTCATTTTTAGAAGGGATATCTCCTGCGGAGATCTTGTTTGAAAGTGAAAAAAATTATTTTCCTATAGCACGGGGCTTAAGGGATAGATATGATGTCAGAATCATACATAAAAATATGGGAGCAGACGCTAGGATATCTGCTTTTTTGGATTTTATCAAAAATAATGTGATGTTCCGTTCAGACTATGACAAGATACCGCAATACAATGAGTTTATGGATGGAGTATTGGACTATAATGGTTCAGATGATTGCGCTGCAATTTATTCTGTAGCAGCACTGTCTTATTACGTATCGAAAAAATATAATATATAATTGGTATATTTTTAAGATATATCAAAACTTTGGCAAAAAAATATCGGATGTTGTACAAAAAATGTTGGTCTTTTTTTAATATGGGTATTTTTAGGGTATATAAATTGGAAGTTTATTATTTTAATTTATATTAAACGAAAATAATATTTGAATTACTTGTTAATTAATAAATTAATTTGTTCCTTTGTAACAGGCAATTGCCTTCATGGTGTGAAGTTGCACCATACCCACTTTTAGAACGTGATCACTGTGGAGGCAATTGCTGTATTATAACGGCGGGAAGTCAAATAAGGATATGTATGATGAAGCCACCTATCATGGTAAGGATGATGGGGGTAATTTTATTTATGTACCTAAATGGGTAGAGAGCCTGTTTCCTGGCAATAAAGGAAATATAGATTACGATATGTCTACTGTTGAGGGGAAAGCAAGAGCCTTGCATGAATGTTGGCCGTTTGCAATGGTTCTAGATCATTGCGGAAGAATGATTCAGAACGGAAGATATTACGTGACAGATATGAACGGGAATGAAAAGAGGAGTTTTAAAGATATTGTGACTCTCTTAAATCGTCCAAATATAATACAGAGTGGGCGTTCCTTTATAAAACAGGTTGAGATATCCTTAAAATGTTTCGGATTTTGCCCTATTTATACATTGAGAGCTTTAAAATCCGACCTGCCTAAATCCATGATGGTAATACCTCCCGAATTATTTTATATGGAATCATTCGGTAAAGACCCATTTACTCAGACAGAACTTTCTTCAATTGCTAAAAGGGTATATATACGTTGGGGAGATGTAAATATAGAGCTTGGGGATGAGGAATATTTTGTCATATACGATTCAATAATGGATATTCCAAGCAATAATGGAGGGAAAATTGCCTTCCATTCCCCTGTAGACGCATTATCTTCGCATACGCGAAACTATATGGCTCAACTGATAGGGAGAGGAAATCTTATAGTTAATGGAGGTCCAAAAGGGATATTGTACGGGAATGATACGACTGATGTAGGGAATGCCGCCATTACTCCGTCTGAATCCCAAAAATTGCAGAATGATTTTAAAAGGAAATATGGCATAGTGCATAAGTTGTATGAAATCATGGTGACTCCTAAGAAACTGGGATGGATTACATTAGGATCAAATACGGAACAATTGAAGCTTCATGAGGAAGATAAGGCGTGTTTGGAGGCGATAGCTCAGACCATAGGTTTTGACGCCAATCTGATTATACAAGGAAGTACTTATGATAACTCTTCTCAGGCAAAGAAAGCGGCATATCAGGATCTTATTATTCCTGACAGTGAATGTATAACAGAGGCTTTGACTAATGCTATATGTAAGGACAGAGCAATAATCAAAATGGACTTTACTCATGTCGCTTGTCTTCAAAAGGACATGAAAGAGTTGGCGGATGCCTTGTCTACAGCCTCTAATGCTATAGCTTCATTGTATAACAACCGGCTGATTACTTTTGAGGAGGCAAGAACTGAGATGTCTAATTTTACAGATATTGATCCGGATAACCCAAAAGGGGAATTTAAAATAGAAATAAATAATGATGGAGACAAGCAAATACAAGGACAGGCTGGGGAAGCAGTATAAATCCTTATCTTTTTATGCAAAGGAGATACAATATGATTCTGGCAGCAGAACTATCAGTGGTTATGCCGCAATTTTCAATAACATTGATAAGTTCGGTGATATGCTCTTGAAAGGATGTTTCTCAAAAAGTATACAGGAGAGAGGTCCGGAAAGTTCTGCTAATGATAAGATTATCATGTTGTGGATGCATGACATGCATGAACCTATAGGACGCATTACGCTTCTGCAAGAAGATGAGAAAGGGCTTTACTTTGAAGCGTCTATTGATGATGTGGAAAGAGGGAATCAAGCGTTGAAACAGCTTGAAAGTGGAACTTTGAACCAGTTCTCTATAGGTTATAGTTATGTATGGGAAAAATGTGAATATGATAGGGAACGTGACTGTTTGGTTGTAAAGGAAGTCATTCTATATGAGATATCCGTAGTGTCCATAGGATGTAACGGGGAAACTGAATATCTTGGTCTGAAATCGGCAGAAGAATATGAAAGTGCGTTGGAATCACTTCCGGTTGAAATAAGTGATGTATGTAAAGGACTTCCAATAAGGAAGAGAGAGGAAGTTCAAACGTTAATAAGAAAAGCGATGTCACTCGCTCGATACAAGCCGGCAGACAAGCCACTTGATGAAGAGGGAGCCGATAAAAAAATAAAAATATTTACAAAACCTTTAAAACTTAAAGAAGTATGAAATTTGACTTTTTAAGCAAAATTGATTTGTCGGGAATGGATGAGGTTTCCGTGAAGTCATTACAGGCGTTGCAGGACGCAATAAACGCTACTGTAGGTGATTTCATGAACGATACTATCGACAAAAAAACTTTTGAGGATAAATTAAATGAGGTTACTCAAAAGATAGACTCCGAAAAGGAATTGGAAACAGTGCGTAAGGAACTTGGTGAGATGAAAGAGATAATTGTTCGCATGAAGGGTGCAATGCATAAGAATGAAGATGGGGAAACGGTTTTCAAATCTGTAGACCAGCAGATTGAAGAGCAATTGAAGGATTTCATTACTGTAGGCAAACATGGAGAGAAATCCGTGGACTTGAAAACAGCTTGTAAGCAGTCTCCTGGATTCAAGAAAAGCCTTACACTTGTTATGAGCAAAAAGGATGTTGATCCCTTGAAGAGTACAGGTGTGGCACCACATTATAACATGACAATTGATAGTCAGTTATCTGTTGATCCGCGTTCTCAGACTGTAATCCGTAAATTTGCCAATGTGGCAGCAATATCTACACGATCATTAACTTATGCGGAGTTCAATCCGGGTGAAGAAGAAGCCGAATGGGTTCCAGAAGGCGGTCTTAAGCCTATGATGAGCGGTACATTGTCAGAAGTTACTATCAATGCTGGCAAAGTGGCTCTTGGCACAAAAGTAACCGAAGAAACATTATCTGATTTGCCTCAGTTGGTTGCGGAGGTTAGGGCTGAGATTATCAATCGTATTGGTTTGAAAGAAGAAGAAGGTATTCTGTCTGGTACTGGTTCTGGTGGTCAGATTAAAGGGATTGGGAGTGATATACCTACATTCTCCTTGACAACTCTGAAAGTAGATAAGCCCAACACTTATGATGTTATTGTTGGTATGTATACACAGATTGTGTCAATGTCCAATATGGCTTATCGCCCAAACCTTGTGCTCATGCATCCTCTTGACTATGCACAAATGCAGTTGACTAAGGATGTTAATGGGCAATATCTTCGTCCTTTCCGTATTGGTGATGAACTGATTCAAGGTCTGAGAGTGGAAACCAGCACTGCGATCAAACAAGGTGATATTTGGGTTGGAGATTTTAACTATCTTAACATCCGTGATGTATGGGTCCTTACCATTACACTTGGGTGGGAAAATGATGATTTCACTAAAAATATGGTGACTATCCTTGGTGAGAAACGATTGATGGTTTATATCAAAAAACAATATAAAACAGCTTTTGTCAAGGATAAGATTTCAACCGTTATTGAAGCTATAACCCCCGTCGCTGTCGGCGGATAAATTTATATATGCTATGAAGGTAAATTTGACTAAAACTTATGAGGTTGAGTTCGCAAAGGACGGAGCTTCTTATAAAAAAGGTGATAAGGTAAGTGTTAATATGTTACTTGCAGCTAAGTTCTTCCAAGATGGGCGTGTTGCCACCGTTCCTACGGAATTGATAGAGGACGCTAAGAAAATCGGTGCTGAAGACTTGTTCAATAAAAAGAAGAACCTCAAAGATATTGTGTAATGTTAGTGGATTATACTTTTTTTCAAGGAGGTATTCTTGATATTGAGGGTGCTGTATTGAATATACATACTCCCTCTGAGACTAATAAGGCGATAGTTGACAGCCTTCAAGGCTTTGTAATGCAATATGAGTCGGAATATCTGGGAAAACTCCTTGGAGAGAAGTTGTATGAGGAATTCTCATCATATATTGCCAACGAAGGGAAAACGAAGGAAAAAAGATGGGATGATCTTATAGCGCGTCTTGTCGTGAGATATAGTGATGGTGATAGTGAGGTTTCCAAATCCCCTATTGCCAACTATATATATTTTCATTATTTGAGACATAATCATGCACAGGCAACTATTACAGGTGTGAAGGCTGACGAAGATGACGGCCGTCTTGTAAGTCCAGAAAGGAAAATGATATTCGCATGGAATGACATGGTAAGAATGAATATCAGACTTGTGAGGTGGCTTAAATCAAATAAAGCGGACTATCCGGATATCGCCACCGATTTCGAATTGTTGGAAACAATTAATTCTCTTGGAATATGATAATCGATATAATATCAGATGTATGTGCTTCCTTGTCAAAAAGAATGGATCAACAGATAAATTACATATATGGTGACAGTTCTTATATAAGGGAAACACTTCTTCTTCTTGGGAAAAGCAGGGTGACAGCATTGGGAAAATTCCCAATGATAGGGCTGTATGTTCCCTTAGACGAGGAAAGGGATAGTGAGGATTATTTTTGTAAGGCATCTGTAAACATAATAATCGCTACCAATACATTGGAAAAGTATACAAATGAACAACGTCGTGAGATTTCTTTTGAAGGTATTCTTCGACCTTTGTATTACGGATTCATAGAAGAGTTAAAAAAATGTGATAAATTTGATTTCGGTTACTCCGGTATTGTAAGCCATACATATTCAGAAAATTATAGTTTTGGAAGACGTGGTGCTGTTGATGTTGACGGTAAGGAAGTTGGCGAAAAGATAGATGCTATTGAAATAAAGAATTTGGATTTAACAGTTAAAAATCAGAATTGTTATGCGAACAGATATTAGAGAGTGCGGCAGCACGTCCGGATTTAATACTGGAATGAATTACTGCCCCCTGCAACCGGACAAGGTAGCAGGTGTTATATTGGTCATTCATGGCAAAAAACTGCCAAAGGAACTGACTGCTGATGCTTTGGAAGAGGCTTGCCATGCTGATTATCCGGACAGAATTTATCCTATTACAGGATTTTCGGAATATGCGGTAAGCGGTGGTGAACCCAATACATCGGAAAATGGTTATGCCGGTTCGGAAATAACGGGCTATTCGGCAAGGACGGATACATTCACGTTGCGTAAGTTTAATCTAGCTTTACAAGCTAATCTTGTAGCCAACAAGGATACATTGTTTGATATGTATGTTTTTGACAAGAATAATGTTATCTACGGAGAGGATGACGGAACAGACGAGCTTGCAGGATTCGATTTGTCAGGGGTTTACCCTACAGGGCAGACTTATGACTCAAGCGGACAAAAGGCTTATCTTGCGTTTAATGCAATGTATTCCGATACGGAGAAGATGATGAAAAACATGTCTGTAAAACAATCGGGTGTAAATTTGGAAAATGTTCTCAAGGGATTGAATTATGTTGAATTTGTGAAAATGACATCTCCTGAGAATACATATAAACTCGTGGATCACTATGACCGCACAGACCTTACTGCATATTATGGCGCTGTATTGTCTGAGAAGGCTTCAACAGTCGTTTCTGGTGCGTCAGCACTGGAATACAGTAACGGTGTGCTTACAGCGACAGGAGGTGTACCGGTGCTTAAATCTCCTTCTATTTTACAGGCTAATGGGGTCATTGGGATTGAACAATGGGTACAATGAGAATTAATGGAGTCACATTTATAGAGTCCGAGGTGGCCAAACTTTCATTGGATGAGTTTGTCGCTCAGAATATAGATGTATTCTGGAAGGACATTTCTAGAGAAAGGCGGAAATCAAGGCTGGTTTCCGTATATAATAGAATTATCAATAACAGTAATTTAGGAGGCGGGGGAGATTGATCCCCCGTTTTTGCTATGACATTGGAGGAATACGCGAGATGTTGGAAGAAATTGGCTGATGGCATTCAGCCAATGATAAGGGATAAGATGGAAAAGGATGCTCCTCAGTTTGAGGAATATGTACGAGAACAGCTATATAGTGGTGTTGATGGAGATGAAAATCCTTTGATCCCTGGATATACTGAGGACCCATACTTTAAAAAAACTTATGGAGAGCATTGGAAGAAAAACGCCGAACGCTATAAAAATTGGAAGACAAAGATACAGAAACCGAAACCTTCATATCTGGGTTTTTCTGCAAGAGGGAACAATACTCCAAACCTTATCATACGTGGAGATTTTTATAGTTCCATCACGGCAATACCAATATCAAATGGTATAAGGATTGCCAGCTATGGCGTTTCTTTTGGTTCTGATATTGAGAAGAAATATGGCTATAAAATTTTCAAGGTAAGCTCCAAAGCAAGGAGGCATTATGTTACGTACAGGCTTATGCCCTCTATTGAGAAATTTATAAGGAGGTGCGAACTATAAACTACCACCAAATCTTTAGTTTGGTGGTTTTAAACCTAAGCAGTGACATGCAGACAGCACGACCACATACCCGATTTTTCAGGCTTGTTTATGGCAGCCCCAAGCAGAGCGATATTCTTTGCGGCGTTGATGTCCGCATCCATATCGTTTCCGCAATATATACACTTGAAGTACTTGTTCTTTCTTGTGCCGATATGGTGGCACTTAGAACAAGTCTCGGAAGTATATGCCTTGTCCACGACAATCAAAGGTACACCTGCCCTCTTGGCCTTATATTCCAGACAAGAGCGGAGCTGCCGGAAGCACCAGGAATTGAGCTCCCTTCTGAAAGTCCTGTTCCTGTGTTCGGTGGTGGAGCGGATGTAGGACAGATCCTCAATGGCAATACCAAGCCCTTTGGTTTGGGCTTCCATTACTATTTGTTTGGAAATGGTGTGGTTGATTATTGTTGCAGTAGTCCTTTCTTTCCCTTTGAGCCGTTTCAGGAGTTTTGCACAGCCACGTTTGCATTCATGGGTGCGACCTTTCATGCCTTTGGATTGAATAGAACTACGGATTTTTCTTTGTCTGTCCCTGTACCGGTTCAGGGATTGGGAAGAATAGGATTTGCCTTCGGATGTACACACAATATCGGTAATTCCGAAGTCACAACCGATAAACTCCTCGACATCTTCCACATCCTCTTCGGGGACTTCCACCGTCTGGAAAAGATAGAACTTGCCTTTCTTGAACACAAGATCGGCTTCCCCTTTGATGTAAGGAATATAATCGGTGTTGTGGCAGACAAAAGGAATTTTCTGCCTTTTGCCTACGGTCCATATAGAAACGTATGTACCGGAATAGGAAAGCACCCTGCTGTCATAGTTGATGCTCCCGTATTCCTTGAATGTCCGTTGTGTTTTACGGTCAAGTTTGTAAGCGTCCGTCACCTTGCTTATGCAGTGTACAACTATTTGAGCGGAAAGGTTAAACCGCTCGCGTATGTCATTATAACAAAGGTGATGGAGCCTGAACTGGTTGAAAGTCTTATTCCGCCACGCTATATCAGAAATCTGATTGCACGCAGCGTTAGCCTCCTTGAGAGTTTCAAGAAGAAGACGATGTTGTTCATCGGTTGGGACAAGTTTGATTTTCAACGTCAGTTTCATAATGCAAATATGGGTAAAAAATATCAAATATTCAAATGTTTGAAAGAAATATTATTAACAAAAAATGGAATTGAACCGAACTATGAAAAACTGCTTGTGCCAAGGAAATAAGTCAATGAGGGAGATGGAACATATGCGTTCAATCGCAGAGAAGGCTGCTGTTATGGATGAATGTGTTTATATATTATACAAGGTTGGAGATGTGTATAAATTCTGTCGTGAAGGTGAAAACTGGTCAGGCGAGTTTATTGAATTCATATTTCCGTGAAATGATAGCGGACATCCGGAAGGATTACCGCTATCTATGTAAAGGACGGATCTACAAAAGATCGTTTTCTCCTTTTTCAATATTGGCTCTTATTTGCCTTAGAAGCAAGAATGATCCTTCCATCTTGTAATTTCCTAAATTTTGTTTCGCCTGCATGATGCAGCTTTCGATAGTGAGGACTAAATCTGGAGTGAACGCAGATTTGTTAATTTGCATTGTTTTGGGAAGTTGGTTAGCATGATCATTAAACCATGCAATCATTTCATTCAATTCTTCCTCTGTGTAACTTTGTTTTTTTTCAGCCATATTATATTCCCATGATTAATGATGCTTATATCTAAAAACAGTTCGTTTGTTACAAATGTTTTGTGCAAAAAAAGACATTTATTTTTTAATTGAAAAACAAAACTATCAATTATGTTATAATTTAGATTTTGTCTAAATTGTGAATGTGATATTTAATAATTGCGTTACTATATATTACTATGCGTTACTTAGTATTACTATTAATTGATATTGTCTTTTGTTTAATATTCATACCATTGTATAAGATAAAAACATCATTTACCTTTGTATCTGTAACAAGTGCAAAGCGTTACTTGATGTTGATTAAATATTCTCCTATTGGAGTTTATATATGACTGTTCCGTAGTAGCTTGCACCTATTACGGAACTTTCTTTTTATACGATTCCAAGCGTGGATAGTATAAGGGAGGAAAGCAGGAGTGAATAATGGCACAATGAGGTTCGATTCCCCACCTGCTACAATCAGTCAAAATAAATCCCCGAAGGCGGAAGTGACTGAGCCGCCAACGGGGAACAATATTAATCTTATATCGCAAAGATATGGAAAATTTTAATAAGTTAGTACCTATTGATGGGGAAAATGGCGAAAAAAGAACAATAAGTTCACTGCAAATTGCAGAAATTACAGGTAAGGCATATTGTGGCGTGTTGAAAGTCATTAGAAAGATGGATATTATGTGTGTGAAAATAACAATGAAAAATATATTTTCATTATTTGTTTGTTTGAAAAAATGTTGTAACTTTGCAGTGCGACAGTTTTATTATCATATTCGGATTGGGAATTTTTTATGCCCGATATTGAAGTATTGCTTAAAATATAAGCAGAGGTTTCTCCGTACATATTCGCCCCAAAGCCGATATGGAACTGTCGCAAGTTGGAGAAATTCTCTGCTTTCTTTATTTATTAACTTTTAATTTTCATTATTATGCGACAGTTGAATGAAAATCAAATCTTCCAATACAACGGAAGTCCTATTACCTTTCAGAAAGGCGATAGTGTTATGGTAAATGCCACAGAAATGGCAAAGCCGTTTGGTAAATTAGTAGGGGATTGGCTTAGATTGAAAGCTACTACCGAGTTCACAGAAGCACTTTCAGCCGATATGCATATTCCCATATCGGCACTAATTCAAGTAGTTAAAGGTGGTAATAACGAACAAGGCACATGGCTTCACGAAGATGTTGCATTGGAATTTGCCCGTTGGTTATCTCCATCATTCGCTATATGGTGTAATAAGCGTATCAAAGAGTTGCTTCAATACGGCATGACCGCCACACAGCCAACACTTGAACAAATGATTAATAATCCAGACTTGGTTATCAGTCTGGCTACACAGTTAAAGAGCGAACGGGAGGAAAAACAGCGTCTTGAACACCAGAACGCATTACAAGAAGAACAGCTACGCCAAGCAGCCCCGAAAGTAGAATACTGCAACAAGGTCCTTTCCTCCAAAGGCTATCTTACCGTTAACATGATAGCTTCCTGCATCGGTATATCTGACATCAAGCTAAACAAACTCCTTTGCCAATGGGGAATACAATATAAGGAAAGCGGAGTGTACTATCTCTATTCCAAATACCGGGATAAAGGATATACTGTGCATCGGCCGCACGCATATACCGACAGCCTAGGTAATATCAAGACCAGACAACATATGTACTGGACGGAGGCAGGGAAAAGGTTCATACTTGAACTATACAATTCTAAGGTAGCAGCCTAAATATAACATTATCAGTAACTTGTTTATCCGGGTAACACTCGGATAGCCCAACTATACCCAAAATTATGATAGAGATAACAATAGTATTTGTTTGCCTGTACCTAAGCTACAGGCTTACGAGGAAGCCCGAAGATAGCTTCTTCTATAAGAACTAATATTATTTTGCCACATATATAAAGAAGCGTAAATGCTGTATGGAGGTTTACCAACGTTCACATTTATGATACCCTACCGTCAATCTGGGCGGTAGGGTGGAGTATTTACGCCCGTTAACGTTGTGATTCGCAACATAATTTAAAAGACTATGAAAACAATAGATAAACTTGAAATTATACTTCAAAAAATGGAAGAACAAAATAATAGACTTGAACGGATATACGGCAAACATCTCAAACTGATTGTATGCACTGGGAAAAGAAGTGAGAAGGTGAAATTTAAACATAAAGATTGAAACGCTATGTTTGTAATTTATTTAGACAATATTCTAAATTACAAATAAATATGTCGTAATATTTTGAATTGTGTTTTAGTTTATATTACTTTGCTGAAAATAACCAAATTATTATAACTATATGAAAAAAGTATTATTCTTAATGATTGTTTCATTATTCAGTCTGAATCTTAGTGCTCAAGTAATGAGAGCAGAAGAATTGGAAAAATATGCGAAGGAAAACTATGGTGATAAGTGGGTGGAAGCGGCCGAAAATTTAGGCTCTTCATTGGTATTAGATAAGAATCAGAGTTTGACCTATGAGCAAATAATTGATTGTGGGGAACAGACTAAAGAGCAGCTATATATTACTTTAAACCATTGGTTTGCGGAATCTTTTAACGATGCGAACTCAGTAATTAAATTGAATGATAAGGATGCGGGAGTAATTATTGCTAAAGGATTTGTGGGAGGAATCGCTCAACATATTGGAGGAATGACAGCTTATAATGTTAACATCCACCCTGTTATAAAAGTTGATATTAAAGATAAAAAAATTCGTGTTACATATACGCTTCAATATTATGAGGTTGAGCAGAACATCGGAGGTGGATGGATGGGAGCTTTTTCTGCTGGTACAACAGGACAGCCTGCGGACACGACAAAGAAAATAGAAAAATGGGGTATAGAAACATGTTATCCTTTCAGTCCCAAGGATCAGCATAAGGCAAAGAAAACATCATCTAAAGCATTGATTATGGCTCATGCATATTCCAATGTTATTATGGATAAAATAGAAGAAGCAGTGAAGAATGGTCTTGTAGGCAATGAAAATGATGATTGGTAATTTAAATAAATTATTTTTCACGGGGAGAAGTTTTTGCTTCTCCCTTTTTTATTCCCTTATCTTCATAATATCAATAAAATCACTATCTTTGCTCTTAGAAGGTGCATGAAGTCATGCATCACCCAAAACTTACGAAAAGACCATGGCAGGAGCAGAATTTAAAATTACTGATGCGATTGATCCTAACATCGTTAAGAAGTTAAATGAGATAAGGATTAATATTCAAACCACATCTTCCGAATATGCGAATTTCACAAAACAATTAAGTGAAGGCATAAATTTTAAGCCGGGTAATCTAAAAGAATACCAGTCTAAGGTTGACAGTTATAATGCTACAATAACCAAATTATATGCTTCTCAAAATAGATTGTCTGAATTACAGACTAGTCAATTAAAGTTATTGACTGATATTTCCCGTAAGATAGAGCTTCTTACCAAACCATTGAATACATTGGCAGATAAGATAACGGAAGTGAAAATAAATCTGAGAGGCGCTTCCGAAGACTTGAAAAACGTGTCACAGGATGCGGAAACTGCTTCTGTTTCATTCCAAGAGGCATCCAAGAAAATATCCATGACTGCTGCTGATTTTGATTCAATCCGTCAGACGGTAAAGGCTTTTGATGCACAAGCCGCCGAATTGAACAGTAGATTAAGTGATAACAAAGAAACAATTTCAGCCTTAAGAACATCTCTGAGGGAATTATCGAAGGAGTATAAGACAGGTTCTATCAGCGAAGAGGAGTACAAGTCCAAAAGAGATGCTACGGTGTCCCAGTTACGCACGCTGACAGAGCAGAATAAACAGTATTCGGCGATATTGAGAAATCATACACAGGTAGCGATTGCCACAACAGGAAGCTATAACGAGATGAAGGCTTCAATGCTTCAACTGGAAAAAGAATATTATAACCTTTCACAAGCTGCACGTGAGGGGGCAAAAGGTATGGATATCTTGAACAGTATCGGTAAGCTGAATCAGCAACTAAAGGATATAGATGCACAGATGGGCAATTACCAACGTAATGTGGGTAATTATGCTTCGGGTTGGAATGGGCTTAATGTTTCCATACAACAGATTGCAAGAGAACTTCCAGCTTTGTCTGTTAGTGCCAATACTTTCTTTCTTGCCATATCTAATAACCTTCCTATGTTTGTTGATGAGTTAAAGAAAGCGAGAATTGAATATGAGTTGGCTAAAAAATCAAATCAAACAGCTATACCCGTATTTAAGCAGGTATTGAGTTCCCTTCTTAGTTGGCAGACAGCTTTAGTTGTTGGGATAACTCTTTTATCGAGTTATGGAGGTGAGATAACCAAATGGGTAGGTAGCCTGTTTGATGCAAGAAAAGAAATTGATTATCTAAAACAGTTTCAGGAGGATTTGAATAAAGCTCAAAAAGAAGGTGTAAAAAATTCCCAAGATGAAGCTGTTAAATTGGATATATTATATAGGGCGGCTGTCAATTTGAATAAACCTATGGGAGAACGGAAAAAAGCCGTTGAGGAACTGAAAAAGCAATATCCTTCATATTTTAAAAACATAAGTGATGAAAATATTCTTGCAGGTAAAGCGGCTGATAGTTATCAAAGGTTATCTAATGCCATATTAGCTTCGGCTAAAGCTAGAGCTGTGCAAGATCGTCTTGTGGAACAGGCTAAGCAAAAATTAGAATTGGAAGATCAATTGGCAGAAAAAGAAGAAAAACGTACGAAACTTGAATCTGCTAGAGACCAGATGAAAGCACAATATGAATCCAGTCAAGGGGCAGCTATGGATACAGCTAGAGATATGTATGGGAAATTAAACGAGCAGGTTGAAGATTTGGATGAAGAAATAGGTTCTATATTAAATCAGATATATCGGATAGATAAAGCTAGTAAAGATATAGCAAATTCTATTGATATTGAAGATGTTACATTTGATCCTCATTCTGTTGATAAAGCCGCAAATGATCTAGCACAATATATAGAGAATCTTAGGAATAAAATGGCTGACTTGTCCGTTTCTCTTATAGAGGATGAGCACCAGCGTAATCTTGCTGCCATAGAGAAAGAATATAAAGACCAGATAGCAGTTATAAAGGGATATTCTGAGGAAGAGAACAAACTCCGGGAAATGTTGGTTCAAGAGAGAAAGCAGAAGGTAGCGAAAGAGAATGAGGAATATGCTAAGAAGTTGGCAGAGGCCGAAGAAAAAAGGATCGAGGAAAAGAAAAAGTATACCGATGAGATGCTAAGACTGGAAGAAGAACAATCATCTCTCCGTATAGCAGCTACAAGTACTGGATATAAGGAGCTTGAAAACATTATAACACAAAATTATTCAAAAGGGCTGATGTCGCGAAAAGAATATGATGAAGCCATGCGTGAATTGGAGAAGCAAGCCGCAAACGAGCAATTGCAGATACAGATAGATGCTACTGAAAAAATGATCGAGATAGCGGAAGCATCGGGCGTGGTAAGCAAGCAACAGATTGAAATGCTGAGAGAATCCATAAAGGCAATGGAAGCAGAGATAGGTTCCATAAATGCGGATGATCAGGTGAAAAAAGCGGAAGAGCAACAGGATATTACACGAAGGAATTTTGAAGCGTTGAAAGGTTATTCTTCTGCATTGAAAGATCTTGCATCGGATATCGATAGTCCGTTTGCCGGTATATTTGACGGGATGGATAAGGGATTCAGTATTATGTCTGATAAGATATCGGGTGTTTGGAAAGAACTTACAGACGGTGAGAAGATGGAAAGAACCACCGAGATGTGGGCTTCTATGGTTAGTGGAATTGGTGAAATGATATCATCCATTTATGATCGCCAGATTGAGGCTGTTGAGGCTGAACAGGAAGCGAATGAGAAAGCTGGTGAAGAGGAAATTTCCCGTATAGAGGCTTTAGAAGAAAAAGGGGCTATAACAACAGAAGAAGCCGAAGCGCGTAAACGTGCGGCGGAAGATAAAACGGCACAAAAGAATGCCGAATTGGAGAAGAAAAAAGCTGCATTAAGAACAAAACAAGCAAAGTTTGAGAAAGCTACCAGTATAGCTGAAGCGGCTATACAGATAGCAGGTGGTATTTTGCAGACGATAAAACAATTGGGTTTCCCTGCTGCAATACCTATGATAGCTGCTCTAGGTGCTATGGGGGCGATACAGCTTGCTACTATTATAGCGACTCCTATTCCAAAATACGCCAAGGGTACTGATTCGCATAAAGGCGGATTGGCTGTAGTGGGTGATGGTGGCGTTTCCGAAACGATCGTTACAGATAAAGGGGCGTATATTACTCCGTCTGTCCCTACTTTGGTTGACATCCCTAAAGGTGCGAAGGTTATACCTTATGCTGTGGATATGGACAGGATAAAGGCTCATGCAAATGATTTTGATGGTCTTATGGCATATAGAAGCGAAAACAATCTTCCTCCTGTATCAATAGTTAATGATTATAGCGAACTGGAGAAAAAGATAGGGCATCTGGAGAAATCACAGCAGATAGGATTTGCAAAATTAGCCAAGGCGATAAGAGAAAACAATTATCAGCAATTTTCAAAAAGTATATGATTATGAGGTATACAAGTGACATATATGAACTTCCCTTGTCCGTTTTTATAGAGATCTATACCAATGATAGCAATACTATCGAATTTGACAGTGAGGACAAAGGGGCCGCATCGGCAAAAATTATCAATGACTATATAGAAATTGTTGGGAGCAAACAGTTATCCTCTGAGATATTGAATTGTAATGAACGTATGAATCTCGCAATGACCGTGGAGTGCATGAAGGCATGTGAGAACATGATGAAGTTGAAAATGTATGATGAGGTGCGTGATATTCTGATGAAGATAGGTTATTCGTGCAAGAAAGGTGATGTAATGGTCATGAATGCTAGAATATCCGCGTTAAAATCCCGTGCACAATATGATTTGGACAAGATAAGTAAGGAAAAGAATGAGGAACCGAAGGAGAAGCCTACAAAACGAGGGTTTATAAATGAAGTTGTCGCTATTGGAAAATATAATAAGATGCATATCAATCTGAAAGAATGGACCGCCGGATCTTACGCCTGTCTTGTTAGGCAGACATGCGATGAAATCGATGAATTGAATCGTAAAAAGAAATAATTATGTATTATCGATGTGAGTTACTTATAAATGGTCTGAGGTACAGGGTTACTGATGATCTTGAGAATTGGGACGAGGTGAAGGCTAGTTTCAAGAGAAATGACTATGACGGTGTTATCCGTACTTTTTCTAACAAATTTTCTTTTGCTGGGGATGCTAGAATATTGCTGTTAAAACAATATGATGAAGATTATCTGAATGCTTCCGCTTCAATAATAATAAGTACAAGAAATAACAGTTGGTTGTATAATGAACGGTTTAGTTGCGCTCTCAATTTCTCTACATTGCAGGATAATGGTAGTATCTTACAGATAAATGCCGTGGATGATAGCGTGGCGTCCATGATAAAGGCTAAAAGGGGAACCCAATATGAATATCCTGTTGAAGAGGTGAAAAGTCCCATTCCTCTTGTTTATGACGGGCTTGAACTTTCAGAATCGGCAAAATGGATTCCTACAGGTGACATATACAATGGAGAAGTAGGGGAGATTCCGGATCAAGATAATTTTGTGTCAATGGATTTTGCTGAAAGGTGGCTTCCCATGTCATTATATACAGAGGCAACCGACATTAATATAGGCAATGCCACGGAGATATCGGATCAGTCATATATAAGTATTACGGAGTATTATCTAAATGATAATGGGACGGAGGTGTTGGATGAACGTAAAGATGATGGCACTCTGATATATGCCGTAAAAAGCATCAATTTGTCTGTTGATATTGATTTTAAATTTTGGATAAGCTATAATATCATATCGCCATGGGGCTGGACTAACGGGGTACGTTTCCGGCTAGCTAAAATTGGCACGGATAAAAAGACATTGGAAACAATCAGTGAGGTATTCTATGAAACGTATTCCACCGGTCTTATAGAAAAAGAATATTCAGCACATCATGATATATTCTTAGCTAAAGGAGAGAAGCTTGTGCTCCTTTGCAAAGTGCAGTCAGGGAGGGAACAGTCTGGTCCTAACCTTGCTGCCCTTTATCCCGTGGATTCAAAAAGTCGTGTTACGATATCATGGAAAAACAGAATAAATCCTGTTGAGATGGATGTTGTAAATCCCGGCACGTTGCTCAACAGACTACTCAAAAGCATTAACGGGGAAAAGACGGATTGACGGGGGTAATAGAAAGCATGGGTGACGGAAGGCTTGATAATTGTATGCTCTTGGCGGCTGAATCAGCTCGTAAGATTCCGGGAGCCAAAATATATACATCCTTCACCAAATTTGCAAGTTGGATGAGTTATGTGTTCGGATACGCTTATGACATATCCGGCAATACGATAACTTTCCGGCACAGAGGCAAATACTTCTCGGATGATGTTGTCAAAAAAATAGATGATTTATCCGATTACGAGATGAAGGTTAATTCCGCATTGGTGTATTCGCGCATACGGATAGGCTTTGACAAACAGGATTACGACACGGCTAATGGTAAGGATGAGTTTCGTTTTACGAATGAATATACCACAGGCGTGACCATGACGGACAATAGCCTTGAAATGATATCTCCATACCGTGCGGACGCATACGGCATAGAGTTCCTTGCTGACAAGATAGGTGAAGATACTACAGACAACGAAAGTGACACTGATTTATTTATGGTAGGGGTGAAATCTGATTCGTCTGGACTTAAGTATATATTGAACAGGGATTATCTTATGGGTGGCGTTCTCAGCCCTGACACAATGTTCAATGCCATGTTTTCTCCTTCTTCTATGGTTTTGGCCAATGAAGCATATATCGGTTCATCTGTTGAGATGCTTACTTTTGCGTCTTCAGATGGTAATAGTGATGTGGGTATTGATGGAATGGGGGAAAGCAGGGATATAATTCTTTCAAAAAGGATGTTTACTGTGGCGGAAGTAGAATTTGAAACTTCGGATGTAGAGCTTCCGGAAGATCTTACAGGAATTGTTGAATTTGAACATCAAGGCAAGGTTATACAGGGATATTATCAGCAGGCTGATTACAATTTCACAAAATCACAAAGTTCAAAGGTAACTTTGATTGTGAAAAATTCTAATTCTTTATAAAGATTCAATTTTTAATTGTTATATTTGCAATGAAAGCTTGTGAAGTCGCAAGCTGCTAGAAACTAACGAAAAGACCATGATATCAATCGGAGATGTTTGCCCGTTATTCTTCAAACCGCTGAAATATAAATATTCAAATGCAGGATGTTTCAGACAAGTATTTTCCTTGTCAGACAACATTTTGCTGCAAATTTTCTGCGATAACGGTGAAATACCTTTGGCTTCTTTGAATGATAAGATTGGCAATATCTCCTCGTCAATAGCACTGCTCACTTATGATGTTAATGAAAGCGTTAAGATGTATTATGCCTCATTATCTCCTTCGGAGGGGATATATACAGTAACTATAGGCGATAAGGAATGTGAGGAATTCTGTGTGTGTGAGAATATAGGTGATTCTATATTGATTGAATATTCCCATAAGGATAATAATTCTGCATTTGATAATATATTCTGGATTGATGATGTTCAGCAGATGTTTCAGTTCAGAATAATAGGAGGATTCAAACCGGATGGGGTGGATTTAAAAGTTGAGAACGAACAGTTCGTGAACCAGAAGCAGGAGATAATAGAAATGTATTCTCTTCCTTATAAGACATTTGATTTTGTATTTGGGACAAGTCGTGGTGTTCCGTATTATATAGCGGAGTTCATAAATAAGTTACTTTGCCTTTCTCACGTCAACATAGACGGTAATTTGTATGTACGGGAAGGGGATTCTGTCCCGGAAAAGCTTGATACAATAGGTAAAAAACAGATGTTTATATATAAAGTGACTTTACGCCCTAGAGAAAACGATATTGCCGGGATCGGAGGCAAAACTGAGATCGCAACTTCTTCTTCAGGTATAGCATTTTTGCTAACTAATCCTGAAGAGGACGATGTGTTAAAATACAAGAAGGCGCAAGCTGCTTTTGTTAATGAAAATTATGTGTAATCATGGCTAGAAATCATCCTATAAAGATATTGTGGTACGGTTCGGAAACGGATGCAGAAGGAAATCCGATTATACCGGAAATATCCCCATCATTTGAAAAGCGATTGGAAGGGTTGAATGAGGGTGAGATATACATACATAATGATGATAAGAATCCTTCTATTTACATAAGGACCAATAAAGACCGGGTTGTTGCCATATCGGGAAGTGCAAATATAGAGGAACTTTCCAAATACTTCCTTCGTAAAGATAAAGAAGATATCGCCAATGAGCTGATCACTTTTTTAAAAGGTCTTTTGATTGGTAAGAACGGTAGTGGAATCACTGTACTTGAGAACGGTATGTCACAGGCTGTTGTTGATTATCTGTATGTCAAGGTCAAAGCCGTTTTTGACGAGCTTGAAGTAAAGAAGAAGACGTATGTAGGTGGCGAGCAGGTGATTTCCCATGCAGGCATGAAATGCAACCGTGTGGATGAGTTGGATGATGTCTACCGTTGTTATTTCAAGGAAGAGGAAGACGGAATTGAGATAGAGAACCAGTTTACTCCGGGATCTCTCGCCATCGCACAGGAGTGCAATATCAAGACAGGCATTTCGCATCATGTCGGCAACCGCTATTACTGGCGGTTGGTCACAGCAGTAGGTGAGAATTATATAGACCTGTCCAAGACCGTGTGTGATCCTAATGTCGAGAACGATGTTCCGGTGGCAGGTGATGATATCGTGGGATTAGGCCATAAGACCGATATCACCAGACAGGCGGCGATAATTCTCTCTTCGGTGAACGAAGTTTCTCCGTCCATCATCATGTATCAGGGTATTAATGATTTTACCTTGACCGGGAAAGACGTTATATCTTTTGATTTTGACAAATCTACCGGCAAGGCCCGGATGAAGGTGTACGGAGATACGTATATTGGCGACAAGGACCGGACTACTTACATGGAATACACTCAGGATAAAGGTGTTGATATCAAGGGTATGTTCCATATCGAGCAGGGTTCTACCGGATGGAAGAATATGGAAGGCTTGCCGGATGAGATACAGGCGGCGGCTGATCTGGCCCAAGAGGCTAAGGATGCGATAGACAATGCGGCTGTCGGAAGTGTTAATCTGTTGCGCAATTCCGGGTTTACGGGAGATTATGAGACAGAGGACCTGTCTGCCGCTACCGAGCTATCGGCGGATACCGAACTTTTTAGCAAGCAACTGGAATATTGGACGGGAGTGGCTACCGTATCTGCGGACAGTGATGCCGGCTCCGGGTACTCTGCCGCAATCGGTAGTTTGTCCCAGTCCGTATCATTGATTAAAGGAGAAAGTTATGTTATCAGTTATAAAGCAAAGGGTACGTCTGTGTCTGTTTCGTGCGGTTCTTTCAGTGTTTCTCAACCTCTCACATCCTCTTATCAGAGATATACCCATAAGATCACCTTCAATGGCAGTGGTATATTTCTTATCAGTGGTACCGCAACCGTTTGTGACCTTCAGTTAGAGCGTGGAACCATCGCTACTGACTGGAAGCCTTCAATTCTTGACAATGACAAGGCAACAGCCGGTTTCCAGTCAATCAATTATATCGCCAGCGCGATTAAGGATGGTTCTGTGGACATCCTTGGCGGTTTGATATTGGCCAATATGATCCAACTGGGTAATTACAAGAATGGCAAGTTACAGAAGGTCACAGCCGGAGTTAGCGGCATATACAATGACGATGATGATGTGGCGTTTTGGGCAGGAGGAAAACTTGAACAGGCGATTCTGACTGTAATGAGGTTCCGTAATGATCCTAATTACCAGCCCACCGATGAAGAATGGGCGAATATGGCGAACTTCGTTGCCACTCATGGTGGCGATACGTTCCTTCGTGGCTATATTTATGCCTTGGGCGGATTTTTCCGCGGAAAAGTAGAAACATCTGTTGACGGGAAACGCATTGTCATTGATCCGGATAAAAATACTCTTGAAATGTACACGACTGAAGGACATGCCACCTTGATATTAAGGTTCGACACATCATCGGACGGATGGGAATATGGTGATTTGATTTTGCGGAAATATGTAGGGGACCAATTGATACAAGAAACGACTGTATATCCGGAACGTATCAGAATACAGAATCATGTGGAAAATACGGATATCATTCTTAATCCCAATAACGTATCCTTCTATGGTTCTAAAGGCGAAACTCTGTTGGTTGGGATGAAACCGGTATATGACGGGGTGAGTGTGTCTAAGTATGTGGCCAATATTGAATGCAGTAATTGGCCGTCTAAAGATAACGTCAGTTCCGGGCAGGTATATGTGGAATATGAGACAGTAGAAGGAGTCGTGACAAACGGGACTTTAAAAGTAAAGAAGTGATATGGAACTGAATACTATTAACAAAACGGGAACTTGGAGTGAAGCGGCAGACCGTCTTAACAACAACTTTAGCAAGACTTCTACCGAAGTGGAAAAGGTCAAGCAGAACGCTATACGCAACAAGGGATTGTTTCCCACTCTTGATTCGCTTAAAGCGGCTGTCCCATCTCCTGTTGTGGGCGATTGGGCTGTCGTGGGAGATACCATACCGGGTCCTATATATCAATGTACGAAGAGAGGCGTATGGAGCGAAACAGGAACAACCGGAGGCGGCGGAAGTGTTGACCTTTCCGGCATCTTGACAGCCGAGGAGATAGATGATGTAACATCAATATTATAGTTATGAGAATCAATTATCAGTCCGATTTTAAAATCATAGAGAAGAACTTGAACGGGGATGTGAATACTCCTTTCCGGTTCACTTACTTCAATCCGTTCAAGGGAAAGTTCATAGCCTCCTTTGACGGGCATGAGTATGTGGGTTGCAGCCGCATGGAAGACGGCAACCTACTTGTCGCTTTCGACAACCCCTGTTTTTCTCCCGGTATGCTGAAGGTCAAACGTGAATACTTCATATCCGATTCCGACTTTCAGGATGGCATCTGCAACCTTGTTTCCGTTGAAGATACAGGAATCGTACTGACTACCGGGAAAACCGATGAAAGCACGGTGGAAATAACATCTTATCCCGATTATGCCGCATATAATTCGATTCAGGCGTTCCCATTGTCGGATAATGAATATGAAGATGTGCTGAGTGATTTTGTACCTCCTTTGCCACCGGAAGAGGAAGAAGAAACAGTTACTAATCTAGAAATATAGGAGATTTATTATGGCAAAAATATATAAGCTGACCAAGGGTGGCCAAACCATTTACCCGGCAACCACAACCGATGCGGTGGTTAACCCCAAGACACGCAAAGACCTGACTACGGAACTGTCGGGGTTAAATAAAGGAAGTGCCATTTCAACGCAATTTGATACAGACTTTTCAAAAACCAGACTTGGCATCCCAAAAGAAAATAGAAGTACAGGAAAGATTTTAAGTTATAGGAATGGAGCAACTGGGGAACTCACTGTTGAAATGTATATGGGAACATCTATGGATGATCAATATTGGAGCGATGATTTATTCTGGTGCCCATTGCTGCCATCGACCAAATTTCCCTTCATCAACATCACGGCAATAACCGGCAATAATTACAACACGCCTGATTCTGCAAGAAATGCTCTGCCGAATACTTACAATAAGAAAATCGGATTGGTTTTCACTTATAGAGATTCAGCAAACAGATATAGGGTATATCTGTACAATTCTGAAACGAGTAATTATATACCGCTTGATTCCTACATGTACGATTCTGTTGTGTATAATTCAAACAAGGCTAGTACGAGGTTGTCGATAGACAATATTAACCGGAAAAAAGGATTTATCTTGTCATATCAAAATAAAGACAGGTTCACAATTGAAATATACAATTCTGATAGTGTAGAGAATTCAAATTGGACAAACGACAAGAATTGGATTGAAGTATTAACCATTGACTCTCTTGAAGAAGTTCAAAACGACTTGATGAAAATACGACACATGTTGCAGGATGTGTCAATCAACAAGGTATATGATGAACTTTTGTTTATAAACAAAACAATAGACGGTTCTGGAAATATTGTAAATGGGAATGGAGTTGTCATAGAAAAAATTGATATACCGGTAGGGAAAGAATATGTCTATGCCAATGCATATTCAGTTTCTTTTTATCGAGATGATGACACGCTGCTTAGCACGATAAACATGGGTGCTCCAACAGGAAAGAATATATCAAAAAGAGAAATCCCCTCAGAAGCGTCATATTGTAGGGCGTGGAACAACAGCGCAAGAGATTTCTATTATCTATCATTTGATGAAAATTTTATTCCGCTTGAATTCGGTATAACACAGCTTCCTGAAACTTTTTTCGATAAAAACCTGATAACAAACAATAATCTTATTGATGGTTATAATAATGTAAATGGATCGTTACAGTCAAATGAAGCCTATAGTACTACACGATTGATTAGAATCGTTGACAATGTTACATCTGTATTTACCAATGCTTTTTCAATTGCTGTGTATACAGCAGATGGCATGTGGATTGGATATAGGGGTAGTCAAGGAAAAAGTTTCAGGGAGGTGATGACGGGTGAGAAAAATTGGGAATATATAATTTTTAATTTTGACAGTACGGACTTCCCGTTTGTTTCATTGAATTATTTTCCCTGCAACCCACAAAATGTAAGAAATGTAAGGTTAGATAGGGATGAAATAATCAATATGGCATATAGAGGGAAAAAATTCTGCTCGTTTGGAGATTCTATCGTTGAGCTGATCTCGTGGCAGAAGTATGTATGGAAATACTTTCAATTCTCAACGCATTACTGTCGAGGTATCGGAGGTTCCAAGGTTACATCCATTTCTCCACAAACCAAAAAGGTGGATGAAAATGGCTACTATAATGCCGCTCATCCTGAGGAAGGAACTATCACTATACAGGATAATATGTGTGGTGACGGACGAATAAATACTATTCCGACCGATACGGATGTATTAGTTATATATGCCTCTGCTAATGATATCACGGCAAATGCCCAAATCGGGGAACTTGACGATCAGGACGAAACTCATTTAAAATATGCCTATGGACTAATGTTGAGAAAGATTATCAAAAGATTGCCGGATGCCAAGATCTTCGCTTGCATTCCACATAATTTTTACAATTCTCATAATAATGCCGATTATCCTTATAAAAATAATATAGGATTGACGATACAAGATTACGGGAGTGTGATAAAAGAAGTATGTGCAATATATTCTGTTCCCGTTATTGATGTAAATGCATTAAGTGGAATATCGACACTTAATATCACAACGTATTTGCAGGATCAAGTTCATCCAAATTCCGCAGGAGGTATGAAGATAGCTAACGTTGTCATTGATGCTTTGATTCAATATGTTCTTATGGATCTGGCCAGTCCTTATATCGAAGATACAAAAATGTAAATTATGATGATTCGAAAGTTAATAACTAAAATAATGAACTATCTGTCCGTTGAAGTGCATCCGGATGCGGAATGGTAAAAGTGGAACAGGATATATGGAACTGAATTCGATCAATAAGACAGGTACTTGGAGTGAGGCGGCAGACCGTCTTAACAACAACTTTAGTAAGATCTCCATTGAGGTTGAAGAGATAAAGCAGAACGGCGGTGGCGGCAGTGGTGGCGGAGGGGGAGATGTCACTAACGCTGACCATGCCACATCTGCATACACGCTGGATAAGAATACGCCTGTGCTTGACTGGTTCTTATCCGCATTGAACGATGATGATGCGCAAGGGATCATTAATTACCTCAAAGGTCTTAAGATAGCCGGGAATCTGATAAACCGCATCGTAAAGCAGGGTGACAAGGATGTCACCTACACCGATGAGGATGTGATGAGCGCATTGCGTGTAATGACTGAGATAGAGAGCAGTGAGGAGAAGCTGAAAGAGATATTCTTGCGGAAGGACGTGGCGGATTCCACTAAATTTCTTCTCAGTATGTTTGCCGGTGCTGTTTTCGGAAAGAATGGTTTTGCAAGCGGCTTAACCGGATTCGGAGCCAAGATATTCGATACAGGACATGGGGAGTTTGAGAGCATGTTTATCCGCCGGTTTCTCGAAGTTCCCGAATTAAGATACAATCGTGTGATGGTCACGCTGGGCGACAAGTGGCGTGCGCCCGGAGCCGGCATTATAGAAACAGTAGATACAGGGACCAAGACATGTACACTTAAGCTGGAAGATGGTGAGATTGGTGCTGTCGCAGTAGGCGATATCTGTATGGGTATCTATCATAACATCACCGGGAACGCTACGGAGGATTACGACGATGGAAAGGGCAACAGACGTTTTGCCGGATTCTGTACAGTCTATTTCACGATTACGGAAGTTACAGGTGAAAGAAACGAAACATTCAAGTACCAGTTGCGCCCCACTTCTTCATCGTGGTCTTCCTCTTTCGATCCTTTTGAGATGATGACTTTCGTGGCATACGGCAGCTTTACTAATACGGAGCGCCAGACCTCAGTCTACGAAACAAGGACTTACACCCGTATGTTGTGGAAACAGAATACATGGGAGATCTCCGCCGCCAATGTTGCCCTACAATATGGCGACCTTTCCAATCTGAATATATTCGGACTGAACATGGACGGTTATTCCATGTATCTGAATAATATATATATGACAGGTATCATCAAGCAGATAAAGCCGGATGGAACACCTGTGCAGACTTTGAATTTCCGTGAGGAAGGCTATATACCTGGCGTACATTACGATTACTACGACAGTTTGTCTTATAACGGAAGCATGTGGGCGTGTATCAATGAGGATGGTTCGTCCTCTGTACCGGGATCTAATGGCGACTGGCTGGAAATTGCGTCTAAAGGTGATACGGGAACACCGGGAACACCGGGAAAGGACGGTGTGAGCGTGACCAATAGCGGTCCGTGGTATTCCGGCTTGGTTGTTCCCAAAATGAGTATCGTTACAATGGGAGGAAGTTCATTCCTTTCCAAGGTGGCTACTACGAATCCTCCCTTGTGGTGTTGGACGGACAATGCCGGCAACCGGTTTACTTTCAACGATGGCGGATATTGTCTTACAGGCGAGATAAATACCGACGAATATGAACTTCTTGTCCAAAGCGGAAAAGACGGAAGGGATGCGAAAGATCATGAGTTTATCTTCACGAACACCACGACGAATACAAGACCTTCCACTCCGGAAACATCACAGACTGACGATTATGTGCCTTCCGGCTGGAATGATGATCCTGTAGGCGTGTCGGCAAGCATACCCTATGAATGGGTAAGCAAAAGAACGAAGAAGGACGGTATATGGGGTGCTTTCTCTACTCCCGAACCGTGGGCTAACCATTCGTTCAATGCGATCAGTGCCGACTTGGATAACCAGATGGATAATGCTGCATTGGACGAAAATGGGAAAACTGTGGATGAGGTGTCAATTACGACAACAGCATCCATGTGGAACGGAGCAACAAAGCTTTCCCTTTCCTCCATATCCGTGCAGAGCGTGACAGGTGTAACATCCTCTTATGACTTGTCTACGGGTGATATTACATTATCTGTAGCGAAAGGAACGGCTCTTGCTGACCGTACTGAGATATCAATTACCGTGAAGGCTATGGCTGACGGTGTGGAACAGTCACGTGTACTCAAGTTCACGCTTGCCGGTGTACGTGGCGGTAAGAATGCGGTATTGTATAGTCTGGTCACTTCGGCGAGCAATATTGTGAAGAAGAAAGACGGTACGTATTCCGTTTCCGGGATTTCTGCAACGAGGATGAAAACAGTTGGCGGTGTTTCGGAAGTCACTACGGATGGAACCTTGAAATATGCCATAGATAACGGTTCTGAAATCAGTACCAGTAATGGTGCCTCTATTCCTTCTTCATCCATTTCTTCCAAAATCATATTTTCATTCTATGATGCGAAAGGTGTATTGGTTGATATAGAGAGCGTGCCGATGATTCAGGATGGCGTGGATGGACAGGGTTACACCCAGATGGGGCAGTTCAAGACCGGAATGGTCGTTCCCAAGATGGGTGTTGTTTCGATGGGTGGTGGCTCTTATGTAGCCAAGGCATCCACTACGAATCCTCCCTTGTGGTGTTGGACGGATAATGCCGGCAACCGGTTCACGTTCAGCGATGGCGGATACTGCTTGACGGGTGAAGTGAATACAGCCGAATATGACGTATGGGCTGAGAAGGGCGATACCGGAGAAAAAGGCGACAAGGGTGATGATGGTGAAAAGGGGGACAAAGGAGATAAGGGAGATCAGGGCGTACAAGGAATACAGGGCTGTATCATACGGGATTCCGAATGGACAACCGGGGTAACGTACAGAAATGACGAAGCCCTTACAAGCGGCACGCGGTATATTGATATCGTAATGGTGAGAAACAATAGTGCGGTGGACGGATGGGATGTTTATAAGTGTATTAAAACACATACATCTTCGTCTTCTATAACCTATACTAACACTACCTACTGGACGGAATTAAGTAATGTTGGTCCCATCTATACCAGTCTTATTATTGCCAAGAACGCCAGTCTTGATTTCGTCCAAGGGAATGAACTGATAATAAAGGATTCGAATAATAATGTCGTAGCCGGTCTTACAGGAGGAAGCAGCAAGGAAGCCGGTACGACACCTGTAAGGATATGGGCTGGCGGTGGTGTTCCGGGCAGTGCTCCGTTCCGGGTGGATCAGGAAGGGAATCTTGTTGCAACGAAGGCAAATATCACGGGGACAATAACTGCCACAGGTGGAAATATTGGCGGTTTCAATATTTCCACCTCAAGTATGGAATCGGTTTCCGGGAATAATGCCATGCTCCTTTCCGCCAACTTGGTAAGATTTACCGGAAGTTATTCAAGCGTGTTTATTGGAGCGGATACTTTTCCTTCATCTAGTGGGGGGGCAATATTATGCCCATCCCGTATTTCGGTTAATAGGAATATAACGAATACGGCGTATGGCAATGTGGGCATGTATTTTGACATACAAGGTTCCCATGCTTATGATGATAATGATTTTCAGTATACCGGGAATCATGCGTTGTATATCGTCAAGGGGGACATCTGTGGGTTTAGGCTCAGATTGCGCAGAATAAGCAAGAGCACAACTTTGTCAGTGATGGATAGTGTTATCATGGCTGTAACGTCCGATATTACGCTGACTGTTCCGTCCACTGCGGAAGACGGGCAGTTCTACTGGATAAGAAACGTTTCTGGTGGTGATGTGACCATAGCCGGAACAAATCTTGTCGGCTGGAATTCCGGGGAGGTCAGCACTTCGATAGGTTTGGCCAAGTCAAAGGCGGCAGCAATGTATTATGACAAGCATAATAACAAGTGGTTTATGAACTGGATTGATTGTTGGAATTAAAAATATAAATTATGAAAATAGATTTTACAAAATTTCCTTGTTACACAGGGATAAAGAAGGATATCAGGATTGAGATGGATATCGCGGAGTCATTGGGTAATGCTATATACACAAATGTTCCGGGCATAGCCGCCAGTTCTCTGGCTCATAAGATTTACTCTGGCAAAGGAGAAGTAGATTACGATGAACGGGAAATACGAATTATACGTGATTGTACACCGTTGTTTTCGGGAGTTTATGCGGATTCCATAAACGATTATTTGGACACAAAAGAAAAGGAGGAACAAGGATGATATTACAAGCAGGTTATGATTGTTATCTGACACAGGCCGAGGATATGCCTCTGTCGGAACGAAGATTTGAAAATCAGGTGTTGATAAACAGCCCTGAGGATGTGGCTGTGTGGAAAGAGATCACATCGAAACAGAAGGAACAGATGATTACCGAAGCATCATTTATTGATGTGGCGGCTATAGACGTTGAAGCACTTGACCGTGTGAATACGTTGCTCAATGATATCTCAGCGAATATCAACAATGCCGGGCTTACTACAGAAGAAGCATTGTTAAAGAAAGACTATTTTCCGGCATGGGAAGATCTGATAGGTACGGAAGTTGATGTGTCGTTCCGGTTCCGCTATGATGGTACACTCTACGAGGTTGTACAGAAACATACACCGCAGGAGGACTGGAAGCCGGGAACGGGTACGGAATCCTTGTACAAGGTTGTGCAGATAGAACACTCCGGTACATTGGATGATCCTATACCTTGGGTACATAATATGGTACTGGAAGAAGGCAAGTATTACACCGATAAGGAAGTTCTTTATCTCTGTATCCGTGACAGCGGAATAGGTATGGCATTCGACTTGGAAAATCTTGTTTCGGGCGGATATGTTCAAGTGGTAGAAAATCAAGTAGTAATAAATAATTAAAAAAATACGATTATGGCAGACAAAAAATTAAATGAAGTATCGCAGTTGACGGACTTTGATTATGCATTGGTTGTAAAAGGGAATGACGTGGCAAAAGTTACAAAACAGCAATTAGCTACAATCCTGGGGGGACTGATGACAAAAAGTAACTATATAAGAATTGAAAACATGACAATGAATTTTCCTATCTATAAGCTATCTTTTGTCAGAAATGAAAACATGGTAATATCCATTATAGGAGAAGGTAATTCAAATTTAGCAGATAATTATATCATAATGAAAAACCATAATGATAGCCAATTGTCTTTCTTAAAAAATAATGGTCCTAAAAATATATTACTATATATAGACAATAACAATGAATTATATATTAAACTCACGTACTATTCACGTGTTATTGTCTATTTTCAAAATAAAGAGCCACAAAATAATGCTCTCTCAGCAACAGAAGTAGATATAGATATTAGTACGCTCACACAGGTAGGAATTTAAACAAGAATTTCTGCCTGTTGGCGATCTGGGGGGACTG